CTGCCATGTTGTTATTATGATAGGCTTTATACTGTCCTTCTCTTCTCCTGCATATATTTTATGACAATGTTCTGCAACATCCCATTCTATTTCAGAGCTGTAATCTTTAAAATCCGAATACATCTGTAGAACCAGAGATACAGTAGGCACAACAATAATAATTCTTTTATTATTTTGTCTATGCCATTCAGCTAAAGCATATATTATGAGAGATTTTCCGGAAGAGGTAGGACTTACTATGGTAGCTCTTTCATTATTAAGAGCGTGAAGAATTGCAGTCTCCTGAAAATAATGAGGCGTAATTTTAAAGCCATCGGAATGAATATTCAAACTGTTCATAAAACTCTCATAATTGACATATGAGACATCTTTTATAGGAAGCACAGAATCATACTCAATGATTTTATATTCTCTGTCAGCAGCAAATACCTGCAAATGCCGATACAATCCTACATACAATGTTTGATTGGTATAATTGAATAGCCTTTTCTTTCCATCCCACATGCCGTATTTAACTTGTGGCATAAATTTAGCATTAGGGACCTCGAAAGAAAAGAAATCAGACAGCTCTTTCAAGATAGCATTATCCGCCCCAATCTGCATATAAGTTTCATTTAATTTACCAACGTGTATATCACCAAATGACATTTTAACTATTCTCCCCGTTCATAAATTTAATATATTAATGATTTATTTCTGCTATTTTTTAAAAGTATAAATATTCAATAAACACAACAAAGGAGAATTATGTTTAATTATATTATATACGAAACTACTAATACTGTCAACAATAAAATTTATGTAGGAAAACATAAACAAAAAGGTATTGAATTTGATGGTTATCTTGGATCAGGCAAAGTATTAAACCAAGCAATACAAAATATGGAAAACAATTATTTACCAGAAAAATTCTTTTTATTTTTGATAATGAGGATGATGCATTCAAAAAAGAAATAGAAATTGTTAATTCTGATTTTATTAATCGCAAAGATACATATAATGCCTGTACAGGTGGTATTGGCGGCTCCACTAGATTAGGCATGTCACATAATGAAGAAACAAAGAAAAAATATCAAAATCAAATAAATTAACTCATCAACAAAGACCAGAATTAGCTATACATCTATCAAAAATAAACACTAATAAAAAACATTCATTAGAATCAAGAAACAAAATATCAAACGCGAACTACCAAAGATTTAAAGACCCAGAAGAGATAAAAAAATTAAGTATAGCTCACATGGGTAAAATAGTTTCTGAAGAAACTAAAAAGAAAATGCGCATATCAGCTTTAGGTAGAAAAAATTCTCCTGAATCAACAAAAAAACGTTTAGAAACAAATTCATTAAAATACAAAGATAAAATAATCTGCCCTCATTGTAATAAAGAAGGCAGTTTATTTGGAATGAAAAGATGGCATTTTGACAATTGCAAATTTAGGGATTTAACCCATTTGTGAACATCATGAACTTAATGGCATTAGCGATGTTGAAGCTTCGCCTATTGATTTCAGCCAGAGTGTTCTGGATAAATTCAACTTCATTCTTGACTCTTAATTCCTGAGCTTCTAATTTATGGAAATCCTCATCAGCATCAATAAACATTTGTAAATCACTCTTCATGACTTTATAATTGAATACTCCTTTTTCTTTATAAACATCATCGGAAGCTTTTCCATTATAATAAAGCCATTTGTCTCTTGTAAGGATTTTCTTCTTACAATCAAACATCTTGAGCTTTTCCTTCCTGTCATAAAGCATTCGTAACCATTTATTATGAAGATTAGGAGTCCTCAATGATTCTTGATCCAGAAGACTCTTATCAATCTTCAAATCAACATCAGCCATTTGTTTGAGCATGTCCAAAGAATTGGACACTTTTTTATTTTCTTCACTCACATTTTTCCTCTTTTGAATTAAAAGGTAGAATCACCCTTGAAACGATATAATGAATACTGAAAACTTGCAGTAGCTACTGGATGATCAACCTGAGTGTTCGCAGAATTAAACACAATACCACTAAGAGCATAAGGGAAAGCATCCATAAATTGGACTTCATTTATGACATTAAATTTATTTGACAATGTGAAAAGATTTATATCTGAGGTCCTGATATAAGGTGAATTGCCAGTAACAAGATTTTTATACTCTCTTGTGTTCTGAGGATAGCCGAGGTGCATTATCCATTTCCAAACTTCTTTGTAATTTTCCAATGACTCATCAACAAGAAAAGTTACCTGTAAATCATTGAATTCTACTTTATCACCTGGGACAGGATAATCAACTAATGGTGTTGCTCGTAATGCCTGCCCCATACTAACACCAGGCAATTCAAATGTTTGAGCAAAGAATGAAAATTTTGGTAGGCTCTCAATCTTAAAATGAAAGGCATTATCGGATAGTAAATTAAGTTCCTTAGGGTTTGCTAGGTCAATAGCCATATATGCTCCTTGTAATATTTTATCAGTATTAATACATTATAACATATTTAGAGGCTTTGTCAAGTGAAATTTTGGCTCTAGGAAAAAAAGCCAAAAGAAAAGCAACAGAGGAGGCGTCTGTTGCTTTTCTAGGAGGGAGAATGAATTCATAATATATGTACTCTATTATTTATCATTCTAGAAAAAAGATACTACTGAAGAGACTTTTCGCATACATCCATTGCATCAACCGATTGAGCGAGAGACAAATAACCAAAATGTAAGCTATTAACTATTTTATTTGCTTGATACTTTGATTTGCCATAATCAGCATCATTCATTGCCTTCATTAGAAACTCTTCGCTTTTTGCCATATCAGAAATAAAATGTTTTTCCTTCGAAGGATCATTATAAGTCACGCTCAAAATGGCATATTTACATAAACAAAGATCCACTGCTTTCTGGTCAAGTACAGTCATTTCTGATTCTGAAGGCAATTCTTTGCCTCCGAGAACAAACATGGCTATCATATTATCAAGTCCAAGGGCATAAACTTCTAAGCACAATTCAATTGGTTTTTCATACTTTACTAAATCTCCTTTCAATTCTACTGAATGAGCAGGAGAGGACATCATAAGACTAGCAACAACACCAACACCCACAACAAATTTTGAAAAGCTTTTCATTTCATTCTCCTAATAATTTATTTATGAAACAGTATCAAAACATAATGCTTTACAAACTTCAGCACCTTCTTTTGTAGTCATAATCGTTATATCATTTAATTTTCCTTCACCCTCCTGATCCAAAACTTCAACAAGCCCTTTCTTTACCAAAGAAGAAATTACGCCTCATCTTTTTATGTTTACCAGAACACAAGAAGTTGCCTCTTCATATGTATCAAATTCACTAGTACACAAATCTTTTGATTCATTCCATACGCAAAATTTACCACAAAGCACAGTGATATATTCATTGACCCAATCTAGTGTGTACTCAATCATTTTATTTGCTATTTAGAATTTTGTTCTTAATTTCTCTCTTTCAGCATCTTATATAAAGAGTATAACATTATCCTCGGGTCTTGTCAATTTTTTTATTTATTTCTTGATAATAATTCCACTGCCTCAAAGAACCAATCAGGAGCTATCTCGACAATGACTTCTTGAGGGAAATCATCGTATGCTGCAACTGCCTCTTCTAGGATTGATTTCATTTCTAATGCCATAGCTATAATTTCAACATTTGCTTTAGCTATTTTTTGACTGTATGGATGTCGACCAGCCATACATACAAGTTCATTGTTATCACCAACAACCTCATAACCAAAATCACCTTGTGGTGCTTTTACTTTCCAAGGACCTTTTGTGTGATTCATATACAAACCCCTACCGTTAAATTTATTATTCAATTACTCTCTTTCAGCATCCTATATAAAGAGTATAACATAGGATGAGGGATGTGTCAACAATTTATTTACAGTAAGTGTATTTTATTTTTCCTGCATCCCATATACAGTAAATTTTATTATTAAGACAATTTTCATGCTCAGTTAAAGATGGATCATAATTTTCTAATTTATTCTTTAAACAAGAATGTCTGAAACCAAATTTATGCTTTCTCTCACCATCGACAATATATTTATAGTCAGGCTGCAAATACCCTGCTTCCAGCCACCCATTATTTAAGTAAACATTGTTATGAGGATTAACAATTGTCAAATCAGCAAATGAATACAGCTCACCTTTGATTTGGTTGTATTTTATAAAATGCTTTACTAATTTGGAAAACCCACCTACAACTGAGCAGGAACAAGCAAACCTAACCAATTCCCAATCATCTTTTTTATGAGTAAATGACATACAGGATACCAATTCATTACCATACATCAAGCCATAATGGACAGTGGCATTAACTCCTCCTTGTATATGATATTTGCTATAAAGGATTTCAGCTTCTCCTCCCGACAATTTTGTAATACTGCATTTTCTAGCGTAAATTCTTTTCTCAGGGCCATTAAGAAGATATGATATTTTTCTCTTTATAATATCCTGCTTATTATTCCAATCATCTTCCCATATATGAATAAGATGGATATTATTTTTTCTTGCTATATTAGTTTTATATTGATGTAATGTTTTTACTTGTTTTAAGGATTTAGTTTTAAAAACATAATGCAACATTTCGGAATGGAAAGCTAATCCATTATATTCAATACCTATATTTTTATCAGGGATGAATATATCTATTTCTGCGCCTTCTAATTTATAGCTTTGATATATTTCTTTATCGTAAAAAGTTTTTATGTATTCATACACTTCTAATTCCTGTTTTGATTGACGTATTACTTTTCTATTATCAAAACATTTTCTTTGTACAACAGGATCATTATAAGATGATATTCTGGAACCTGTCTTCAAGGCATTCTGGTTAGCTTTCTTTAGATTTCTTATTTTCATCTCATAACTTAACATCCATTTCTTCAATGTAGGTATTGATGTGTCCATCATCTTTGATAATTGATTCATGGATAAAAATTTTTCATTATACATATATTCCAAATCCTCTTTGGAAGGGATATCATATATTTTACAATTCACTATTTGTCCATTTTTAAACCTTTCCTTGGCTTTAATAGAAATAATTTTTTTGGTCTTTTCATTATGAGATACAGAAATTCCTCTGCTATTGTGTCCATTAATATATGTTCTATCAGGACGAACAAATTCACCACACCCACATTTACATTTTTTCATCAAATCTTTCATTATTCTCCTTTTATGTATTATATAATATGTAATTATAACACATAAGGATTATATTGTCAAGGAATTTTTGCCATAAAAAAGCCTCACTGGGCGCTTCATTCCCAGTGAGGCTTTGTACTACTTTTTAACTACTTGAAATCACGCAAGATTTAAAACTTTAAATATGCGGAAATAAGGATTTGCTGAAGTGGTACCACCGAAAGGATTCTCTTTGAACCCGTATCGTTGTTTGAATCCTATGCGAGGTTGGAAGCCATCAGAAGTAGTAGCTTTATACAAACTGAGAGGTACGTATGGACAGTAGAAGGCACCAGCATCGTACTGATTAGCACCTTTAAAGCCGATAAGAATACTATTCACAGTAGTATAAGGATCAACGAATACCTTAGTCCGACCATTCAACATACCAACATAAGTCATTCCAGTAGGATCAACAAGATTTGGAGACAGATAATCAGCAGAACGGCCCTGATCAAGCATACCAGTCATAGCAAGAGCTGAAGCTACATCAGAGGATACGATAAGGAAGTTACCTTTACCACGTCTTGTTTGAATAGCAATAAGATTAGCTTCTTTCTCGATCTGGAACATAAGACCTTTGAAACGCTCAACAGACCAACGACCGTTAGAATCAACATCAAGGTCGTAAGAACCAGCAACAGTGGCATTAAGAGCACCTGGTTTAGCAAGAACATATGCTCTACGTACCATTTCGCGGTTCATCTCTGAAAGAATCTCAGTTGAAAGAATGTTGGTCATTTCAGTTTCTGCATCAAGACCATGTACTGCTTTCAAGTCCTGAGTCAATTCTGTCGACCAGGTAGCACGCAAACCACGAGAAAGAGCTTCAACAGAAGATTTCTCGATGGAGAATGCCATCTCATTCCAGACATTGGTCTTACCGAGCTTTTCAGCATCAGCAGTAGACATACCAGTACCGTAACCCAGATTTGAATCAGTAGGATCAGTAACAGTACCATCAGGAGTTCCTTTACCTGCCCAAGTAGGAGTAGAACCAATAGTGGTCATATCACCACGAGCGCCAGAGAAACCTGTGTTAGACTCGTCAAAGAATGCTTCAGGGCCTGCTTGATCAAGATCAGCATCCACATAACGTGAACGAAGAGCAAAAATCAAACCAGTAGGCTGAGTCATTGGTTGAACACCAAAGATATCAAAAGCAATCATCTTAGGTGCATTTCTACGGATCATGCTGATAAGAACGGGATCCCAAGTAGCAATTCCGCCTGCTACGTTTGTAGGATCTTCAACAAGCATTGCCTGCTCTTGATTCTCAAGCATACGCATAGTAACTTTTCTCTTCCAATCATCTTGAATCGGCGGAAGAGATTCTTCATTTATAATACCATCCCATTTTTCTGTCAATTCTTGGATAGTTGCATTGGATACGATCATTTTATTTCTCCTAAATTACATTTATAATTATTTACTAAGATTAATCTTTTTTCTTGAGGTGTTTAATGTACATTGACATTCTATCATCCTGTACAGGTTTTTTAACATCCTCATCAATTTTTTTGTCATCTTCTTGTTTGGTATTGAAATAACTTTCAATCACAACACCAACTTTTTCTTTATAATCAGAATCGTTTTTGTATTCAATACTATCAATCAGAGTACTCAATTTTTCTTTTTGAGTGTCTGTCATTTCACAAGCCAGCTCATCTACGATTTTCTTTGATTTGATGTCATTAAGTTGTTCTTGAAGAGTGTCAATTTGTGTTTTGCTCTCATCAATTGTACTTAACAAGCTATCAATGGTATCCTCAGCTTCTTTAACAAGATCAATCTTGGATTCTGGGATTTCAACATAACTATCCTCGAAAATGGTCTTCATATTAGAAATCAAATTTTCAGCGATTTCTACTTTGATTCCAGATTCAACTTCAAGCTCATTCTCTTTAATCCACTCAGCAGCAGTATAGGAAAGATATTTGTCAATGCGTTGTTCCATCTCATTAATGGACTCCTGAAGCTCTTGAGCAACATAAGCCTCGTATTTTTCGGACAATTCAGAAACTTTCTCATCAACAGCAACCTGAAACAAAGTTTCCAATTCAGTAGCGATAGATTCTTCAATTTTTGCTTTGGCGAAAATTTTAGAAAGAGATTCCTTTACATCAACAGCAGGTTTCTTTTTCTTGCTGTCTTTGTCATCTTCTTTTTCATCATCATCCATGTCGTCTTCTTTTTCATCATCCTTCATATCATCATCTTCCTCATCACCATCAGCTTTTTTCTCATCCAGGTCTTCAACTATCGGCGCAGTAAGATCTTTTTCTTGTTCCTCAATTTTTTCATCTAAAACTTTTCTGATTTTATCAATCAATGACATTTTATATACTCCTTTAAACATTAAATTTTTATTTACTATTATTTATACAATTGAAAAATTACTACAGATTATTTACCTAGATTGCTTATAAATTCAACCATGTTTCTAATTCTATAGCTCTGCTCTAGTTCAGATATTGATTTTTCATTCATAGTCTTAAAGGTTTTATCTCTAACAGACAATGCTTTTTTAACATTACATTCTTTAATAGTACCGTTTTCAATTATATAACTAACAGACTCGAAAACTCCATTGACCCATGCATCATGAGCTGATGGGTCAGAAACCACATCAACTGTCACTAACCGATAATCAGGTTGAATTACTTTTGCTCCTCTATAATCACCTACTCCTTCTTTAAGTGACCCTAGACCTCTGGATGATACTCCTAATTGGACATTATCTTCTATTAAACCACGAACTATTTGACCAATTGGTGTATTAAGAATTTTTGCTTTTCCTACGTAATCATTTCCTTCAAGATGCATATCAACAATAAGATGACTTGCTCTCTCAGGATTGATAGAAGGACTTGCAGGATGATTCAACTCGCCTAATGCTGTTCTCGCCAAGATATGATTATCTCGGAATTTATTAGCTTCTCTCTCAAGAATAGCTTTTGGGTAAATTCTACCATTGCGATTTTTCTTTTCAGCCTGCATAAAAATCCCTTCAATAAAAAGGTCTTTTTTGCCTTCTTTTTCTTCTACAATAAAAGAAACATTATTAAAGTCTGCGGCTTCTGAAATTAGATTTAACATTCTATCCTCTAATTGTTAATATTGTCTGATAAAGGAGATTCATTTTTTCATCACTCTCATTGACCATTTCCCGAATCTTTTGTCTGGTGTGCTCTACAGTAGACTTTGAATAATATCTTCTAATCACGTGGGCTTTTTTATCAGATCCCTTTAAAATCCTTTTATGAAACACATCCTGCGCTTCATTCTTAAACTGTGTCCATGAAGAAGTATCCTCATTGTAATATAACATTACCCTATCACCAGTTTTAAGATTTACTACTTTTGTCCTCATGCGGATTTTTTTGTCTTAAATAAATTAGAGCCCATCTCTGCTCTTTTGATTTCAATTACTTTATTGATAGAAGGTTTGATAGCGAGTTTAAACGCAGATGATACGCCAGCTGATTGTTTGTTCATTGCTTGATGTAGAATTGCTAATGGGTTCATTATTTCTCCGTTGTCTTAATTGATGTTTTTGGCTCTTCTTTAGGCTATTCCTTCTCTTTTGGCTTCGCGTCTAGCTTTGATTCTGGTTCACCATCAGATTGTCCAAAAGGCATACTGCCATCAGAATCAGGCATTGGAGGCTCCGTATCTTTTTCTAATTCTCTTTGTTTTTTCAGCTCTTCAATTTCTTCATCAGTCTGGAATAAAATATGTTTTCTAGTCCAATCTCTTGAAAAATAAATATCAGTATAATCATTTTGTAATGCTAGGACTTCCATTCTTTTCTGAGTCACTTCAAGAGCTTTCATTTCAGCAAAATGTGAGTCATCTTCCCATGAATAGAAAAGACTGTCAGCTATAGAAGTAAATTCTTCAGACTTCATAACTCTTTTAAGAATTAATTGAGTCTTTAGTAATTGATCAAACAAACCATGAGCAAAAGTATTTCTAAGAGTATTTATGAATTTTGAGAATTTAACTTCATCTCTTGTAATTTCACCTTGATTTCCAAAAACAAAAGTGCTTTCTGTATCAATACGACCTACAGGCACATTCAATGCTTTATATAATTTATCCTTAAAATATTTTGTCTCATCAATTACGCCAGTAAATCCGTCTCCACCACCTAATGTAGATATTTCAGTGCCTTTGCCACCTTCTCTTCTTGGCAGCCAGAAATCTTCAAGGATACTTTTTTGATGTGTTTGATTAGCAACTTTACCAGTATTAGAATTGTATGACAGTTTGTTCCTAAATTTATTCATCAAGCTAGCCAAATATTGCTCTGCTTTTTGTTTAGGTAAACTACCAACATCAACATAAAATACTCTTCTTTCAGGTGCTCTTGATAGACGGTAAATTACAATTGAGTCCTCAATCTGCTCCAATTGATTAGATGGTTTTATTGCCTTGTGTAGATGTGATACTACAAATTTTCTTTGGGCATCCATTTGCCCACTGGTAGCATATACAAAAGAATCCTTAGAAAATTTTATCCCTTTTGTTGCTGCTCCGCCAACGTTGTATTGATCAACAGACATGTTGGAAAATTCTATAGGCGTATTTGTATCAGGCATATAAATGTAATATTCCTGAATTTCGACAATTTTCTCAACATTGTCATCCATCGCCTTTTTTACTTCTCTAATCTTTCTCACTTGTAAAGGATCAACATATATTAATTTATCAATACCTTTATTCATTTTATTTTTGTCAAGATGAATATACACTGGTAATCTTCCATCAATATACCAGTTTCTGAAAAGGTCATCAGCTCTTTGTTCAAATTTGAGCTTTTGTAAAACCTCATCAAAACATTCAATCATCTTATTTTTTATGCCATCAGAAATATCCATTTCATCAAGATTTAATTTGACAGGATATATATCAGCTTTTGGATATACAATACCATCATTTATAATCTCAACTATTGCTTGATCCACCTCCGGAACATTAGCAAGAGCACGGTATAATGTTATTAATTCCTTTTCATCTTTAATATTACGTACAATGTCATCATATCCATCAAAATAAATTCCACCATAATCAACAATTTCTGTGGCGCCGTCAGGAGTTTTATCATAAACAATTGTTGGTGATTGTTTTTCTTCTTTCCCTATGGTGATGCCAAATATATTAATAGCCATTAATCCCTTCCATTAGTTCAAAGATGGCATTAAGCCATCTTTGATTTGTTCAATATTAAAGAGAGGCGCCATCAGACTGAAAATAAGAACCAATAGCAAATGTAATAGTAAATTCTTCAATAGTATCATTCGTATCATACGCCAGCTCAATTTCGCCAATCTCTGTAGGCCAAATATCCTTAAACATGTATGTATACAGAACAGAACCAGCTTGATCTAATTGTTGGACAACAGCATCTCTCATGTAATCAGAAACACTAGTTGCTCCAATATTAGAGGCTGCGCCATTAATTTGCTGCTGCCAAAATTCAGCTGCTCGCCTGATATTAAAATTTGTGTCGTTGAGAATAGTAACAACCCAATCTGCATATGTTCTATTACCAGCGACTTTTAATTGACGGCCTTTATAAGGAACATCAATTTGTCCCATTGTGCTTGAAGGCAAAGATGTTGCCTTACAAAGAAATTCCACGCCTGAGCCTAATTCAGCTATTGTAACAGTATATAGATTAGGTCTTGCGCCTGAGGCAAATTGCCCCTTAAAAGCTGAAATCGATAATTCGGCCATGTTATACTCCTATTAAAATGTTTAATTATTATTTACTTGTATACTTCTTTTGCTTACTTGTTTATTTATCTAGTATGAAATTACATATTCGTTATCCATATGATCGATAAAATATATTTCATTAATATCAAATTTAACATCCTCAAATATAGAATCATTGATATATTTACCAATGAATCCCTTTTTTAGATATGCCATTGTACAATGAGGTTTATACTCAGGAAAGGTTTCTCCCGGGAAAGATATCATTTCTCCTGCAGCTTTGTTTGCTATTTCTAAAGATTTGCTTGACACACCAATCTTAAGAACATCATATTCAGGTAAGCTAAAAAAAGAAGTAGTGCTTAATTTCCCTGTAATAGGTAAGAAAGTTGATATATCATCCAATTTAGAAGGATCTGTTATTTTAGTCCCGTATCGTAATGTAATATGAGTATCATACTCAATACCATAACCTTCATCCTCAGCAACATATAATTCTTCCTGAGGTATTCTTAAAGCAAATTCAAGTATTTTATCCTTGACCAATTGGTCTAATCTAACAAGCAGTATACCATACTCTTCTCTATCATCTTCCTCAATTATATAATCCTTGAATCTAATCAATTTATTTTCCTTTATGTCTAACATATTTTTTAATGTACCAGTAACATAAGCAAAAAATGAAGGATCATCAGGTTTCTTCCCAGCAGAATAAGCAGCAGATTTAGCTTTATCCCAAAGCTTTTCAACTTCCCTAGTTGACTTACCAGCCTTTTTAGCAAATGATTTTATTATAGCATTAGGCATTTAGATTTTCCTTTATAATCATTTTATATTTTTGTTTACCAGCATCATACACCTTATATATTTTGTGATTATAACAATTAGTATGTTCGGATTCATTTTCATTATAATTATTAAGAATTCTCTTTAAATTTTTATGTCTAAAATTAAATTTGTGTATTCTTTTATTATTATACAAGTATTTATAATCTGGTTTAATGAGATAATCAAATTCAAACCCAGATTTATTATAAACATTATTGCCCATTCCATTGTATGATATATCATGGAAGGTATGTATTACACCAATCTTGTATTCATTAATAGTGTATTTGAGGAGTTTAGAGAACCCACCAATTACATCACAACTAGAACAAAACCTATCCAATGTGTATTCATTATTTTTATGCCTCTTAAAGGTCATCAATGAAATTAATACATCATCATAATACAAACCAGTTGCTATTGATGAATTACCATTGCCTTGTATATGGTATTTAATTAAAAAATCCTTAGCTTCTATTTTGCCAACAAACCCTGGAATAGTTTTTCTAGCGTATACTTTATCATTTTTATTCAAATGATGTAAAATTTTATGTTTGATAATATCTTTAGAATAATTCCAATCATCTTCCCATATATGAATTAATTTAATTCCATTAGCCCTAGATTGTTCGGATTTGATATAATGATAATTATTATCTTTATATTTTTCTGAATGCCAAAAAAGACCATTACATTCAAATCCAATATTATATTCAGGAATTAAGATATCCATCTCATAAGGTTTAATCACATTCCTATCATTTTTAATTACTTTATAAGCTGAATTTTTAAGGACAAAATTATAAACTTCATCCTCGAAGATGGATGATTGCTTCCTTAATAATTCTTTATTTAATCCACAACGATGAATAGCTTTATAAATTGTGCTATCATCACAATTGTTAATCAATGATAATCGATAAACACCATTTTCCTTTACAGATTCACGTAAAGAATTTTTATCAATCACACCAAAAGGATTTAATTTATTTTTTTCTTTATGAGCCTTTAATAATATAGAGTTTGATTTTAAGCCAACTCCACCATATAAAACTTTCTGTTTTTCTTGTGTCTTGTTTAGTATGAATTTTGATTTTAATCCAACAGCGCCATATAATTTAATTTGTGTTTCATTTATTTTTTGTTGACCTTCATCAGACCCAAAATAACTATCAGCATTGTATTTTTCTCTACAAACAGTTTTAATTTTTTTCTTTACTGTTTCTGAAGCTACAGCATATTCATTACCAAATTTTTCTATATTAGTTTTCTTTCGTTTCCTATTAGCTTCTGGGCTGTGAGAATTCTTAAAATTTTCATATAAACCAGATTTATTTTGACATTTTGCATCACAAAAAAGATTTAATTTTTTAAGTATTTTACCACAGGAAATACATTCACATTGGTATTTGTCATCCAAAAATAATTGTATCATTTTGGATATTGAATCACAATATATTGGATTCGTTTTTTTTAATAAAATTTCATATACATCTTTATTTTTTGCTGCTAAATATTCCACCCTACAATAACAAGGAGACAATTTATCTCCTTTTTTTGTGAAACAATTATTCAATATCCAAATTCTAGCTTCTTCTCTAGTCATTATCTTTACCTTTAAGAATCACCTATTAATTAAAAACAGAAGAGGAAACAAGATAGGTTTTCTTGCTTTCAGGCTGCAGACCCTATCCTCTTCTTATACTATTAAATCATTATAACATCAATCCTCAAGATTTGCAAGGATTATTTTAGAAAGTTCCAATAACCTCTTCAAAGTCCACTCCAGTGGGAGTGGCAATGAAATTCAATGTAATGAAATTGATACTTCTTGCTGGTTGGATGTATATATCCCCAACAAATGCATTAGAATCAATAACATAACCAGTATTATTTGTCGTATCACACACAACTTTGAAATCAGTAATACCTCTTCGTCCTTGTACATCACGAAGATAAGGTTCAACCATCTGTACAAATCTTGCTCTTGTGAATGCATCATTAAACTCGAATAAGGAATACTTAGCCGCTTTAGCAATCGCCTTTTCAAGAACAATAAACAATCGTCTTACATTGATTCTATCAAAAGCAGAAGGCTTGGCGAGCATTGTCTTATCGCCATAAAGAATAGTGCCTTCGCCAGAAATTACTACAATAGGATTGATTCCTTTTTGATACAACTCATCCCTTTCAGTTTTAGAAGGATTCCATGCTAATTTGACAACATTCTTAATTTGACCTCGATTAAATCCTGCAGGGCTCCACCAAGGATCATTAGTATGGTCAGTCCTTGCCATTAAACCAGCAACATCTGGATTACAAGGGAGCCATCTAAAAGTATTATTATAAGAATCAAATTGATATTTCCAGTTACAATCAAAGATACCATATGAACTAGAAGTCATTGTATCTCTCATATTAATGATATCATCCATTTCACTACCAGCATTTCTTACAGCAGCAACAAATAGAGGAGAAATAACTGCAACACAATCCATTCTTGTTTCTGCTATATTCTGGATTAAATATTGAGCAAGAGTCGCATCAGCAGGGCCAGCAATGAGAATGCTTACATCAACTTCTTCAGCATTCAAGAACATAGCCCAGCCTAATATCAATTCATCATTAGATACAACATTGCCATCAACACCGCCAGAAAGAGTTACAGAATAAATTTCTTCGGTTAATGCAAAATTAGTACCAGCTGAATTTTCACCCCAATTAGTGCCAATTATAGGATGATCCATCCAGTGAATATAATTGGAAGAATCCCTGATAGTATCAACATAGTAAGCATTAGTACCATCATCATTTTTTGCATCCTTAGCTTTAGACAAGAAAGGATATCTCTCAAGAATAGTACCTACATCGCCAGTAATTGCGCCAGTGGCATCAATTACTATAATATGAAGCTCATCATTTGTACCGCCTTTATTAGCCACAAATTCAGAGGTACCAGGAGGAGAAAGAAATTGACCACGATATGCCCAAAGACTGGTTGTACCTGTTGCAGCAACGCCACCACCAACTGGTACTGGGAATGTTATTGCAGGTGCTGATTTATAGCCTGTTCCTGTCTCTGTTAGTAATACGCCAGTAAGAACATCGCCAGCAACAATCATTGTGCCGGTAGCTGTTGTTCCTGATACAGGGTCAGCAATTATAACAGCAACCCCATCATCAGCAACAGTGGTATATCCAGAACCAGGGTCAGTAATTGTAATAGAAACAACAGAGCTATATGAATGAGCATCAGCCATTTCTATTTTTATATTATTACCGATAATACCTGGATATCTTCCAGCAAACTCACCAATACCATTAACGCCAGCAGAATGATTATCCACCCAATCAGCATCATTTTTGACAACAATTCCTGTGCCATCAACAGTTGAATTTAATGCAGTAGCTTCAGCTACACGAATAACTTTAATATTATTTGAATAATCTAAAAAATTCTTTACTGAAAAATAATGCAAAAAGGTATCATCATTAGGTGTACCAAATACATTGTTAAGAATTTCTTCAGATGAAATAGTCTTGATTTGATCTAATGGTCCCCACTGAAAAGAACCTACGTATGCAGCAGAAGATGTTGCTACCTGAGGCACCATAGTTGTAAGATCAAATTCTCTGGTTACTACACCTGGACTAAGCTGGAAAGACATTCCCATGTTATACTCCTTTGGGTTTATTATTTATTTGTAATTGTGTTCTTTGTAATTAGATACTATTATTTATCTTATTACTATTTATCATTCATTGAAATTAGACATATCACTATATCTGGTTGTATAATCAACCTGATATTTATGCTGTTCTGCTCTTGTGTGAATGTCATCAGCTTCTATACCATTATCAATTATGCCGAATGGAACTAATAATTCTTCCATTCTATTAATTGATTGTCGGTTTAGATTATCCCTCAAATCTCGCTCTAAATCCTCCTTAAAATATTTCTGACCTGTTATCCATGCAAACAATCTAACAGTGGTTACAAGGTCATCATTAGCTCCTTCCTCTGCCTCATATGAATTTTTATTTCTAGCAAATGTAGTAAATTCGGAATATGTGTCAAAGTCATTTATTATTAATTGATCGTTTTCAATTAATGTTTTTGTTAATGAGCAGGATACTCTCTTTGATTGAGTAGTTGATTTAACACCAATTTGAGCTTTGCCGGCGAAGCCACCACCAAGTACTTGGCCACTTCTGCCTCCTATAGTTGTAAACATCATATTTTCATACTCAAGATCCTGATATAATGTATTCGCTACTTGAGGGCCTAAGTGATTCAATTCAACCATTATAAAAGCCTCATTATATTTTATTGCAATACTCAAACAAATATCAGGAAGTAATAATGGTTCGAGAAAAGCATTCTTATACACTGCTACTTGTTGGTATGGCTTTTCAGTAACATCAAACACACTAATAGCATGGCTATCTAATCCTAAGCCTTCAGCAGTATCAACAGTCATGATATAAGCATGGTCTGGTTTAGGAGCATAATACATCTTGAATCCATCATCATTTTGTAATATAGGTGTCCTATAGGACATTGCTGATAGTTTAGCAGAAGAAATAAGAGTCCCTGAGGATCCTAGGAATTCAATTGCAAATTCCTGATCAAATGCCTCTAACCCAATATTTCTAATTGTCTCTGCTTTCCATACATCATCTCTACCAGGAACCTGATGCCAATATGCTCTGTTAGATACATACCCATTAACGCCTGTTAATGCTTCATTCCATAATTTGTAAAAATGATTCATGCCATATGGTGTACTAATAACAGCTATTTTAGATTCTTTACCAGATGAAATTGTAGGATATACTGACCTAAAGAAATCCTCAGCTATGTTTTTTGGTACGAAAGCAAACTCATCCAGTAGAAGAAATGATATTGACAAACCACGTATAGCTGAACTGGACGTAGCTGAAGCAATAATACTTGATCCATTTTCAAGATTGAAATTACCTTTGTTCCAATCTTCTACGCCCATTTTCATCCAGAATGGCAATAATTCGTAAGCCATCTGAATTCTTCCAAGTATCTCTCTGGCACCTGCTGCTTTATTCGCAAGTATAGCACAGGTTTTATTAGAATTGAACAATACATAATGAAGCATATAAGCTGCAATGGTTGAAGACTTCCCAGATTGGCGGCTCCAACATCCCACAACAAATCTATTATTATGTAGATCATTTATTAATTTTTCTTGAAAATCCCATAACTCAAAAGGCACAATACCATGATCAATATGAACAATTTTTACGTATTTTTTAATAAAATATATTGGATCATCATGACATTTTTTCCATTCAATTAATTGTCTCTTTGTCCACTTCTGGGTAAGCCCGGATTTTCTTAAATTCTTATTCCCTCTGTAGCCTATCTCCGATAATTCTTGCTGATTATCATGGGCTTGTTTTTCTTCATTATCCATTATTAGCCATTAGCATATCAAGCAAATCTTTTGGAGACCCAATGAACATGTTGTTTTGAATGTTATTCCCGTTGCTTTGGTCATCATTCATTTTTCTGGCTTCACGAAGCTCTTTTTTGGATTTGTGAAGTTCGATTAATTGCTTGTTCACATTAGCAAGATTTGATATCAAACCAGAAAAAACTTCAATAGCACGTGGATGCTCGGATGATTCAATAATTGAAGCTGCTGTGTCCAGGGCATCATTACCCTTTTCTAAAAGTGTTTTGTAATTTTGTCGTACCTCTTCAATATCATCAAAGGCATCTTGATCGATGTCATTATATTTAGCAACATCCATCCCTATTGATTCAGGTATTAACAATTCTTGGTTTTCCATAATATCCTCCTGTATATAAATATTCTCTATATATTTATAAAAATGAAAAAAAACACAAGAAAAATACTTGACACCAGGAATTTTTAATGTTATAATCTCTATATAAAGAATGAAGAAAAAAGAAAAAATAAATTAAAAAATACTTGACAAAGGATATATTAGATGTTATAATATACTATAAGAAAATGAGAGTACAAATTAAATCTTGAGGAGAAAATTATGATATCAGTTGACATTTATGAAGATGAAAACAGAAATTGGAAGATCATTGGTTTCTGTTGTGGTATGCATGTGCCAGAAATGAATGACTTAAGTCGAGTAGAGAAAGCAGTCAGAGAGTTAGGCTTGGATAAAGTTCTTTGTTCTGTTTACAGATTTGAGAGAATTCCAGTAAGGAAAGTGTGTTCAATTGATGATTTCTATGATTGGACTTTTCAGGAATGCAAAAATTAATGAGATAAATATGATTATATCAAGGGAAGTAAAGATTTGGAAGAGGCCTAGTGTTCAATTTCAATTGAAAGGTGAGGCTCCTTTTGATAAGAAATATGGACCTTATGCTGAATTAGGTAAAATTGAAGCTCAGAATTTATCAGCTTCAATCAAAAACCAATTGGATTCAATTATTGATTGGTCAAAGCCTGATGAAATTATCGAAATCAGTCCTAAATGGACAGAAGAAAATCAAATGTGTAAATTTACAGGCAGAAAATAATTAATATTGAAGGTAATATGAACCAATCGAGAAATGCTGGAAAACAAAGCAAAGCACAAAAAGCATTAAGAAAGTTAGGGTATAAAAAATGCTGTGAATGTGGGAAAATGTATGAAGGCATGTACGCCAGAGTATTTTTTCTTGGTCTTGAAGGAACAAAAAGATTTAATATTACTCATGTTGAAATATGTGACCCTTGTTTAAACAAATATTTGGAAAATCCAAATATCAGGGCAAGCAGAACAAAGAAGTAATTTTTGAGTTGTATAAATAGATATGTAGATTGAAAAGATGTAGTCAGGATAACAAAAGTAAGGGGAAGCATTTGGTAACAGAATGCCTGAAATTGTTATTCTCTCTGGTGCTTGGATAAATATCTGAAAAAAGCATATGGTAATATTTATCTTAACAAGTAATGACCAGACGAAAACTTTAGTGACTTGCGGAGTGATTTAGAATTATATTTTGAATAAGACTGCTTTATACAGATAATGACTAGCATCAAATATGTTCCGAGGATTTGGAGATAACTAAGCCCAGATGGGTGGATACTGACTTCCCAGATGCTAGTCCTCTTGCTGTAGATTCTAACCGCTCCATTCATCTGGATTAGAAAAACGTAGAAATACAAAAAGTACAGTTCCATGAATGTAGAAAGCCTAAGTTGATGTAGAGATGGTGGTACAGCTGATATGTGTTCTGAAATTGTAACACATTGAAACAGGTCGCTTCAACCTCCGATGCCACCGATCGAGCTGGTTTGTTCCGGAAATGGAACGCTTGATGCAATTAGGAAACTAATTGACCAGTCTGACGGGCAATAAAAAAAGAAGAGAATATAAAGTATTGTGTCACTTAAACACTACAAAGGGATTCTCGCTGTGTTTTGCTAAAAAAATATAGCTGAAAATAACCTCTTTTTTTAGATTTCATCTCTACTATAAACAATTAAATCAAGCTAAAGGGTAAACCATGGCTGAGTAAATAATAATGAAGAATTTAATATAAAGAATAAAAAATTAAATGCGTGAATGATTATGCGGAGCATAATCATGAACATCATTCACGGAGTGAATGAAGCATTAAGACATCTTAATACACATTAAGAATTTAATGTATTATAACAGCATAAAAATAAATTAAATATGATTTTTATGTTATTATAATACATTAAGTACATGGTCAGATTAAAAGTACTTAGGCATAATTATCCTCTTCATGTATAGAAACATGAAGAGGATTTCCTTATGGCTTTGTTCTTAATACATTTAGAAGGCTGAGAGTGCAGGTTCTCCGAACCTGGAGGACTCCTTCAGAGTCCTCGCATTAGATCCTTCTCATAAAACCAAAAGGAAAGAGGAGATTTTTTGTCTCCTCTTTCCTTTTTATATTATCACATTCTAAGCTGGTAATTTTGGTGTATCATATGACACATATCCAATTTCTTCTAATATGGAATACTCATCAGTTATAAATGCTGTCTCTGGATCAACAGTATATTTTGTTCTAAATTTAATAGTTTCTTCTGTCACATCAGTGGAAGGATAAGTATCAACTATTATCTTCTTGATTATTTTTTCACTCTTAATATTCTTATATAGGTTGACTTCCATTGAGAAGCTCAAATCCCATAATTTTACATCATCACCATCAAACATACCTTCTATATCAAGATTAGGTTGTACACTGTTTAATCGTATAGGCACATCACGTTCCAATCCTAGAGTATCAAGCTCTGAAATCGTAATATTAAACGATGGTGTAAAGAAAGGAATGATCTGCTCAATCAATTGTAACCCTTCATCAATAGTCCTTGTACCAATAAACAAATCAAAATCGATTGTATATGGAGCCGCTGAATAAGTTCTAAGCATACTCCCTGCATCTAAAGTATTTGCAGCAGAAATTTTATTTAAACTAGAAACCTTTCTCTCAAAATTATATGATATATTGGCTATAGTGAATCCCATTCTAGGCCATGTAATCGACACAAAAGTATTTGGAGCTCCGGTATTATCCTCTTGATATTTTGTATGCCATTTTTGCTTTGATGACCATCTCAACGGAACCATAACCAAAGTTCCGTCTGTTTTTCTTACTTTATACCCATTAAACAATGTGGCGAATGCTGTTACACATCGCCTTATTGTCCCATGAGAATAAAAATCTGTAATTGCCATATTGTTCCTTAATAAGAGTTATCGCTGAATGGATCATTTTCATCAAAATTAACAAAAGTATCACTTTCTGTTTGAATATCATCATTATCAGCTGTTCTTACAGGATCAAGAACAATATCATCCACATTATCAACACCTGATTCCATGATATCATGATTGTATTCAAATTTCTTACAATGGCATGTCCAGATAGTTAATATACCATTTTGATAAAATGGTTTTTCATCTTCTACCCATGCAATCTCAAATACAGAGGTCGGTAAATCAAAGTAGATCAAATCACCTTCTCTTGGTCTATTGATTAAAGGATAGGCGGCAGTAACAACATCCTTAAACCTTGAGTAAGAAATGATGAATGTTCCTTCATCATTAATGTTTAGACCAAACCTAGAGAATATATCGGACTCTCCACCAAATCCAGTCATCTCATTGAAATACATTTCTAATTCAACAGCAGCAGTAAATGTGCTTTGATTATCTTCTCCAAATAGATTGTCTAAATTTGTTGAATCTCTAGGAACATATTTCATATTAAGACCTTTCATCTGTATGCATTCGATGGTAAGATCATTAACTAGTTTCTGTTCATTAGAAGCTGTTATATGTCGAAAATATTGACTTATAGTCATTTTATTATCCTATCATAAAATCTGCAGGGAATGAGTAACGATTATCAAGATCGTCCTTAAGGTCCTTTACACGCTCATTATACCTATCATATATTGAATCTCCATTCAGTATCATTCCACCTGGCAATTCTACTTGTTGAAATTTACTGAGATTTTCACCCCACTGTCTTCCAATCAACGCCGTTGCATAATCCTTGAGCCATACATCATTCCAAATGTCTGTGTATACTACTGGATCAATTATAACAAAAGCCTCGTAAGCGAGCACTTGATCAATTTTAAGAAGGGTCAAATCATCATGAATAAAAAGACGGTTCGAGTGCTGTGAGTATTCTATTGTTGGATTATTCCCAAGAACATAATTTATATTTGACAAATTTTGCATAGAAATAACATAATCAGTTAATGTATTGGATGAACCTCCTGAAGAAGTAAATCCTAACTTACCAAAAACATCTGCTTGATATTGCCACAAACCAGAAGCAAAGTCGCCTATGATCGTACCGTTACCATCCCAGAATACTTTTGTTATTGACATTACAGGCTCAGGAATTGTGAGATACCCGTTATCAATATCTGTTTGTGTTATTGTATGAGTTAGTATCATTCTATCTACTGAACTCATATGGAATAATTGAAATAACTGTAGGGCTTCATCAACACGGTCATCGATTTGTTCAGTAGCAACATTGATATCAATGACTGGTGAGCCTAGAGATTGTAAACAATATGTAATAAAAGTGGCTTTGGATGTAGGATTCATATCTTTTTAATTATAGTAGTTTAATGTTTTATCATTAAAAGGAGGATACGGAGTGGTGATACGCATATTTCTTTTTCTTGCATTCCCCCAGGCTACCCACCCGAAAACACCTAACATATTCTTTACAATTATACTAGGAGTAGTAACCCCTTCCATTTGATCGGAAAAGGCAGCCATTATACTATCAGCTTCATCTTTTTTAAAATCTTTTAAATGCCAACAACCATAATTTGCATCATTGCATACTATTAATTGACCTGTTCTGTAAATGAAATCATGAAGAATACTGCCATAAAAAAGAGAATCAATTGCACTGGTCACTGATTGTAATAATTTAGGTATGGAGGCGCCATCAAACAAAAAACCTGCAGGAATTTTAACCCATAATTGAATAGACTCAACCCATACAATATAATCTTCTATAAATTGAAAATGTCTATTATGGGTTCTCCAGGCTATAATTTTTTTGATTATACTTTTATCATCATATTTTTGTTTAATAGGAGAAAGTATAGGTTCCTTAATATTATCTTTTGATGGTTTATTCATATCATTACACTATGCTTGTTATAATGCCATTTGTTACTGTGACAGTTTTTGCATCAGCAGTAGTGAAAGATCCATTAACTCCTGCAAGAAATTCAAGACCAGTTTCTGTTCCATTTACAACTGGTACATCACCAGCTTTACCAACATATGATGCTGGTGTGTCTGTTAAGCTAGTGAATAATGTGGCACCTCCAGAGCCAACACCACCTCCTGCAGCATTACTTTGTATCCCACGGAGATCAGTAGTATTCTCAAGAGTCCATGTTGATGGATTTGCATGTTTAAGAGTAAATCTAGCAATTAAGAATCCAGTCCCTTTGAACATTGTGGGTATTGTGTATACATCATAATTTGAAACATCATTGATTGCATCAGCTAATGTGCCATATGAACCATTCGGCAGATTCATCATAATCTGATTTTGTTCACCTGATTTATTATTTACTCCCCAAATTACAAGATTGTAAAATCTTGTAGCCATTGAAACGCCATTGGCATCAGTTAATTTTTGTGTTAAATTAGTGCAAATACTATATGGTGTTACAGAATCATTGACAGTAAAAAGAGGCTTCCCTGTTTGTTGATTAGCAGCATTAAAGGTTTGTGGGTGTTTTTGGTATACCTTACCTGATGTGCAAGAGAAATATAATGATGTTGGATTTACCACAGTAACAATGCCTTGTACACCAGAAAGCCAAGTTGCTGATTGATTTCGTATCCATTGTGAAATATGAATTAGATCGCCTATGCCATCAGTGCTTTGAATATGATCATTCCAGTTTCTGTTTGAAAAGGCTCCATAAAGATTTGTGTATGATGCACTTTGTAGTACACATTCAGCAACTCTAATATGCTCGCCTGCAGGCCAATCGACTGTTGAAGAAGTGAGTACTTTTGTTGATTCAGGAATATACACATAATTCTTTACTGGTATTGAAACGGTACCAGGAGTAAGAGTAATTGTCAGTGCTGGAGTAGTATCAAGAAGATATAATCCAGTACTAAACATTAATGTAACATCACCACCTCCTGATCTTTCCATAGAACCAGTAATTACTGTTCCGTTGCTGGTTACCCTAAAGTCAATTGATTCCCTTATACTGCCATTCCAGCTATTAACAAAAGAATCATTCACATGGCTTTGTGGCGAGACAACAATTTCACCATTAACACTGTCTGAAATTATTACTGCTCCCATATACATTCTGTAAGAAGGAAAATCAGGAGGAGTGTTTGTCAAAGCGCCTGGTGTTGTGTCTGAAAGATAAACTACCCCGGTGCTTAATCCAGAAGTGTTTAGACCTCTAACCTTACCAAAAAATGTTGAAAATCCATACTCACCTGGTGAGATATCGCCTGTTACTACAGAAAGAGAACCTAGAAGTGTTTCGTATGTGTTAGCAATAGCATATTCAGCATGAGGGTGTCCGTTTGTTTGCTCTGACAGATAATGAACTACTCTACCATTATCTAAAACACCACCTGTATTATTATATATTTTTCTTACTGATTCCTGTCCAACTTGTAATACTGAACCGTTTAAACCTGTGGCAATATTTAATGTGTTATCTTCATCATTCCATGATAATCTACCTTCAGTGTATGAAGGTGTTGGCGTATCAATATCAATATCAATAAAATCACCATGATGATTTTCATGATTGAATGCATCCGATTGTAAATTGGTTGGATCATATACTGATTTTAACATATTACCAGCAGTAATCCATGACCTTGTCCCATCAATGAGGCTCGATAAAACTTGCCCGCTTGATGCAGGATATTCAAGAAAATCTTCTTTATTCGCTATAGCATCTATAGCATCTGAAATAATACTAGGAGTAACTATATCAATTGTTCCTGTACCAGTCTGTGTTCCTGTTATTCTATTTGCGTATATATTCAAAACACCTGGACTCGACACATCAATAGCTGTATTTGCTTTTAATTCAATAAGACTCATGCTTATTGTGCCGTCAGTCTGTAAAATACCAGTAGTCCCAGTAACTATATATCCGTTATATGAAAATCCATCAACATATCCATATAAAGCACCAGGTCTTGTTTTTTTAATACCTATAGCATTATTAGAGGCAAGAACTAATGAATGCAACCATATATGCATATGACTAGTCAATGCACTATCATCCGATATACCAACACCACTACCGAATACCGCTAATCTTTTCGCATCAATATATGCCACTTCTGTACTTGTCTGTGCAATAGCAGTACCAGAACCATAATCATTGATATCGCCAACAGCTATATGTGAACAACCAGAGGTTGCAGACATATTAATCATATCATTATTGCCGGTCTCTCTCGTTATTTCACCAAAAGAAACATAACAATTTTTAATAACCAGCTGTAAATTACTCACCCCGCCTAATTTTAATGTAGCCATAGGCGCAAAAATAGAAAGATAATCCATTGTTGTTATGCTTTCATTATATATTCCTGCATCAATACAAAACAAGCCCACTGGCTTTGTGCTTGATGGCAGCTCTCCGATAATAGCTGCTACATTGTCAATAGCATTCTGGAAGCTGTTTAATGCTTTATCAGGCGATTTGCCATTGTAAGTAACTCCGTCATATGCTCCACCATTCTTCCCAATAAAGATTATATTCTGACCTTCCCAAAATTTAGAAAATGGACCAGATTCACCATCTATACTGACATTACCTAAAAAATTAACTTCACCAGAAAAAGTGCCAGTGCTAGCTTGCACATCTAATGTATTAATTCCTCGTATAGCAGTTTTGAGGGCTTCAATCAATTGATTGAATTCAAAAGCTGTAAGATTGCCATCAACATTTTTTGTTGGTATGTCTATTAAAGCCATATATGTTCCTTATTAATAATCTGACCCGATAAGAGTAGCATGAATAACAGAGGAACTTACTCTTTGTAATCTAATTCTGTCAGTTCCTGTTGATCCAAATTCTGGGATTGTTCCTGGCCATCTGGTACCTACAGGCCATGTAATAGTTCCTACAACAGCATTAGTCATTATCAATTCAAATGTCCTACCGACAGGCAATCCAGAAGCATCTAAAACTAATGTGTTAGCATCTCTTGTAAACATGCATTGGTCATAATCAATTGTATTAATAATAATGCTTGTACCAGCATTTCCTAGATCCTGCAATGAATCATGAGCATATGGAACTCTTGTGTTTATATCTTGAGATAAAAGATTGAAGTCTCCATGGACTTCATTAATAGCACCAACAAGATCAATTTTATAATCGGTATCAAGGTCTACTAAATCTCCTACATTTGATAATAAAAGATTTGTATCACTGTGGACTTCATTAATAGAACCAACAATATCAATTTTATAATCGGTATCAAGGTCCACTAAAGAACCTTGTTCATCAGTTCTTAATTTTAATTCATTTATGGCATCCACAGAAGAGGTTTTTATGGTTGTCTGGAGGAGGGATAAATCCCCTCCTCCAGCAGCAATCTCATTACATTTGACCCGCCATTGATCAAATGTATCTTTAAGTGTTACATTAATTATTGCCATAAATTATACCGATAACTTTGAAAGTATTTTTGATAAGGTCTCTTCGATAAATTGAACTCTTTTCTCAAGTTCAATTATACGATTTTCCTTTTGCATCTGTATTCTTTTTCTTTTTCTAGCCTCTACTAGACTAGTAGTATTAGTATTTATAACAACGCCATGATTTGTTTTTTTAAAGCTTGATTTCATTGTATCTCCTAATTATTAAGTGCCTAAACAAATTACTCTGAGGTTATCAAATATAGGAACTCTATTTGAATTAGTTGATTTCATTACTAATTTAAAAGCAATAGATGTATACTCATCTGGGATACTATTTGTTGGTTCATCAATAAAGAATTCTTTTGTGTACTCATAATCCCTATAATCAGTAATATTACTTGACAATGCAACAAAAGAATCAGTAGTTAATTTAGTCCAAGGTAGATTTTCAAATAAATTATTATCTGAAGGACTTTGTTTTTTATACCAAATCTCAAATTCAGCTTCATCCATTGCAACAGCAGATATAATAATCTTTACTGCAACAGCAGGCTCTTCCAATGTTATTCTTCTTGTTATATACCTAGCTATACCAGAGCTTCCTGCAGGAACATTTTCTGGAATATTCTTATAATGTGAGGTACTCCATGTTACACTGACAAGACCAGATCCATTTGTTGGAGTAGTATTAGAAATCACTTTAAATTTATATGAATCATCATCAATTCTTGTAATACCAAAGAATCCAGAAAGCTCACTTGCTGTTAATGAACCAATTGTTGTGGATGCTGATATTTCAACAAATGTCCCTGTTGAAATTCCATGATCAACATGAGACACAACAACTTCATAACTACCTGCTGTAACTGTTATAGTTTTATTAGCAGTATCATAAGAAGGATAATCAATTCTATTACCTACTGCAATACAAGAAGCTCTGCCTAGATCAAGCACAGGTGAAATATTTCTGTTATTACTAAAAATTACATTTTTCACATCCAATGACTTCTCACCTGCCATTGAAATATTTTCATTATCATCACTAGCAATAACTTTTGCTGTATTAAAAAAATTATTTTCAGTAACATTTATTAATGAATAAGATGATTCCTTTACATAAGGTGTTTGATTTCCATTAACAGATTGACCTGATGTACTTCTTACAAACCAAGAAGATCCAGCACCAGTAACAATCACTTCTGTTATATTAGGTCTAAAAACATCCAATTGTACATTTCTTGTTGCCAAACCAGTATTACCACCCACCAAACCAGAATCATTCGCAAGAGTTGAAACTTGAATCACATAGGAGTCAATTTCAACTCTGTATACAATATGAGAACCATTAATTTCACTTGCAGGGATGTTATTAAACAATCCTTCAGAATCATCAAATCCTGATAATGTTACTGTGCTTCCATTTGAGAATCCATGAGAATAATGTCTAACTCTTACAAGATTAGAGCCTTCAAATGTCTCTAATGGATTTGATCCAATATATGCAGGAGAAAGTGATTTGTTATGTAATACTGTTTCACCATAATTAGGTACGCCTGAACCCTCAGCAGTTTCAATAGCAAATCTAGCCTTATATAAAATGAATTTCATATCCTGTAATTGATTAGCAGTCCATGTACTTGCATTCTGTGATTTGAATAAAACACCAGTAGCAGGCTGCTTGGAAATCAAATTATTGGATATAATATCAGTTTGTCCTACTTCACCTATCCATACATTATAATCAAATGAATCTGTAAGCAACACAAAGCAATATTCAGTGCCTTGTTGTAAATATACAGGTGAATTAAGAACAAAGGTTGTAGCAACAGAACCATCAGTTGATGTGGTTATTTCATGTGGATATTTTATGACTTCAGAATATGGTGCTACTGCCTGAGAAGGATATCCATTCTCAACTTCACGAATCTGGAAAATAACAGGTCTATTTTCAGAATCTTTATCCTTAAAGTAAATATCACATTTTGTAACAAAACAACCACCTTCATCTTCAATGAGAAATGTTTGAGCAAGAGGATCATCATAACAATAACTGTATGGCCAGCCAGATGCACTATATCTTCTTGCCCTTTTATCATGTTTATTCCAACCCCAACCAAATAGATTAGTGTTTCTAACAATTCTTTCTTCTTCAACAGTATTTGTTGTTGTTTGAAGAGTAGCAGTAGAAAGAATAGTACCTTCAGTAATATTCATTACACCTTCACTCTTGAAAATACCTTGGCTTACTGTTTGGTTGTATTGGGTATTATTTATTTGATCAGTAAGTAAAAATGTTCTGTCGCCTGTTCTGAATTTTAAAGTATCATTACTAGGTATACGAAACATCATAGCAACTCTACCTAATGCATCAGTAGTAAATGGACCGCTTGCAGAATTCAACACAAGATTAGCAGCCAACACTGCAGTGCTTCCAGAAGTGCTTCCAATAACAGTTTGTCCTGAAGCAAATCCTATACCATCCCATTCCACAAAAGCCAATTCAGAAGGACTCTGGAATACAATTTTAGCATTCCCACCACCAGATGATGTTACATATTCCTCAGATTTATTGTTTGTGAGAAAATCACCTACTTTAGATGATATAGCCACCCTAGAAGCTTGAATACAATATGGAGCAACATCGATATCATCAAAGAAAGGGTATATGATCGTATTAGGTTTCATATTTTCTACTTTGATTAGTATTGCTATACTTCTCATATAAGGGATATAGTTCATACTAACAACACGATCACCGATATCACGCTCTGAAATATTTACAGTGCTTGTAGTCTGGAGACCAGTTCTTTCTTGGCTTGAAACAGTGGTAGCAAGCCAGTTCCTGGACCATCCGTGTGTCTGATACCAATAATTATTCCATGTTATATCATTATAATTATTAAACCCACGATCATAATAATTGTCGCTGTACCAGCCGTCGACACCGCCGTAATAATCGCCATTATACCAGCCATTAAGGTTATTATTATAAGGGTATCTGACATTGCCGTACCAACTAGGTCCGCCGGCACCATCTAAGCCAAGATATCTATTCCATCCATATCGATGTGAGTATTCTACACCAGTCCATGTGGTTTCCCAATCATTCCATGTTATACCATTAAGGTTTGCTTGGTCTGCTATTTGTTGTAAAGCAGCCATATTTTCATCATCATTAACAATGATAGTACCATTTTTAGATGTATCATACCAGTTATCAGAATCAGGATTGAAATCCATTACACCCCGAAATGATCTTACTGCAAATGGGTTTATGTTCTCTGAGGTAGAATTTAACGTTTGTGAAATAAGCGCAACGCTAGTAAATGGCAATGTAACAAGATTCCCATTACGAACAACATTAACTGAAAGATCAGGATCAAATTCCAAATCTATAGAGTCAGAAGAAAAAGTAGGTCTCATTTTTTCTTCAGTTTGATCAATTGAACATTTATAATCAATACTTGTTGAATCACCTAGAGCATGACTATTGAATGGTTCTACAATAAAACCATTCTTAAATCTATCCAAACCATTTTCATCTTTTATTTGAAATTCAGCAGTTTCTCTCTCAAGAAGAGAAAGAGCTGTATAATATTCAAGATTTCCTATTCTTTTCTCAAGGCTACCAATATCCCTCATTGTATATCGTTTATTTTCAATAAACTTCGGTTTTATATCAGCAACAGAAACACCATATGGATTCATTGTAATCTCAAATAATAGCATAGCATTATCAGGAGATTTCGGCGGCTTTGGAGAAGATGAAGGTTGACCTTCAATAACATTAAATATGCCAGTATAATCAATAACTAGTTTATCTATTCTTCCAAGATAATATTCATAATCCGATCTAAAATTTGATAGCGGTATCGGTAATTCATTACTTGTATCCCACCCACCAGAAGAATTAGCAACAGGTCTAAAATCAACACAATCCGATAATGCAAAAACTCCAGATTCTGAAAAGAAGAAAGGAATTTCACTATAATCCAAAGTTGAATAAGAATCTACAGAACTATAATCACCAGCACCATGTGAAAAATACTCATATGTTACGGTTAATGTATCTGTACTTTTTACAGGAGCTGCATCATTACGTAAACGAATTCTTGCTAGATCATAAAAAGCTTCTCTCTGTCCAGAATCAAATTCATACCGATTGGTAATATCAGTAACTGAATTCAGCATTACAGAAACTAATCTATAACCATCAGCTTTATTCAGAACATTATATCCACTTGGTATTAAATTTATATCTGCGCCTACAATATCAAAAACAGCTGTTTGTTTTGTTTTTGTTTTTTCTACAGCAACAGTTTTAATTACAGGCAATATCACCCTGAAATCACTATCAGGATACGCTCCAAGATTAATTTCAACAGAAGCTCCACCAGCAACTAATGTGACACTTGATATAGGAACAAATGAATTATTAGCAGTAGTTCCGTTAATATTCATTACAACATAATTTGATCCATTGTATGTATCAAATAATTGATTGGATCCTGCTGAAATAGCAATAACACCAGCATTGGAACTTTTATTAGTATATGTTCTCTGTACAGTATATGTGGTATCAGACACACCATCAATTTTCAATGTTTTTATGTATTGATGAGGTAAATGAAATACTGAGGTTTTATTTGCTGGTTGTTGAATCGAGAATGCATAATCATAATATGCGCTGGATATATCAATGTCAGTGCTTGCTGTGAAAATAAGATCAGTATCTTGTGATTCAATCCAAAGAACTTCAGACCAAGCTCTTCCTGTATTAATAGCAATATCGAATAAGAATAATTTATATACAGAAAGCGAAGGAGTAGCATCGGATTCAACTAGTTGAATCCCACGAACCCTTGCAGTACCTATTAAATTATTTACACTTGATAATACACCATCGCTCCCAGCAACATCATATAATTTAATGGTTGCATATTTAGCAATATCTGGGAATTTATGAAGCTGTTGAATATAAATAAATTGACCAATATTGCAATTTGTTACACTATTGTTATTTGCTGAGGTAGTTCTCGCTTTATTAGAAGGAACCCATGTAGTAGCAATATTTGATCGCTCAAACCCACGTACATATGATTTCCCTGGTTCAACACCAATAGCAATTTTTGATTCATCGCCGCCTTCTATCGCAAGATATCTACCATTTTTCAATCTAGGGATAAGAGGATCTAGGAGATGCTCTTTGATATTAAGATTATATTTTCTAACGGTATAATCACCTGACTCATCATATGTCCGTCTTGCTAATGTTTTTTCCAGTTCATTGTATTCTGGGTCACGTACTTCATTAACAATGTACCCAGCATCTATTCTTTGTATTTCAATAAAATCATCATTCAGTATATCATCAATGCCTGCAGTTTCAAGTTTAAGATCAAGTTTATATCTATCAGCACCGGGAGCAGCGTAATTATACGATCCTTGTGCATTATCTCTCAATGACGCATCATCTTCGGCTGTAACAATGTACTCGTATAGCTGGAGTCCAATCTTCAATGAGGGGTTGTTTGTGTACTTACTAGCAACAATCGATTGGGTGTCAACTATAACGAAATATCCATTAATGAAGTAAATACCTTCTTGAATAGATGCTATACAGCTATCACCAATATTCAATGTTGAAGTGCCATCAAAAGTCCCTCGGACTTCACATTTGACATTTGTATTAGCTACTATTTGAAGAACTTCACCATCCAGGAATGAAAGAGCATTAAGAGGCCCAGAGTCAGTATACTTGATATACAAAGTCTTAGGATCAGTTCCTTCAACACCAGAAGAAAGCATTACTTCAGCTTTTGCGCCAGAGGTAACCCCTTCTATAATAGAACCAATAAAAGCTGTTTCATCAACTTCAAATCCATTATAAGCAGCATTAATTTTCACATAGAAGACTTCTGTATCAAACATAATATGTCCAGGAATTACCATGGACCCGTTTTTGAATATATGCTCCCCGAATCGTGAAATTTGTGCTTGTAAAATTGTTTGCTGTTGGGTAAGCTCTCTTGCTTGTACAGCATAGGAAGGCCTATATAGGATTCTATGAAATTTCTTTGATCCTTCGAAATCATCATAGTATGGGCTGCGGTTGAAAGATATCATATTATTCCTTTGTTACTTTGATAATGGGTAAATTCAATTTAGTACTTCCTCATGTATTTATCAATGGTTCATCATTACTTTTTTTAATTGTATTTGATAATTCAATATTCTTATTTATTTCATTGTTTATATGATTAATTATTGGCGCAGCTATTTTAAAAGGAAGCTCTATTAAAGCATCATTCAATACCTTCAATTGCTTTTCATTTAATTCTATTTTCATATTATGCCCCTATTAATCCATGAGAGGTTAGATCAGCTATTAATGCTCCCACAGCACTACCAACATCAGCAGCAGTTAATAAAGGATCATCAATATTGAATCCACCTCTTGATATAGTTCCTGCAGGCGCGGTCCATCCAGATATTCTTTCATGAAGTACCTGCAAACCATTAATCCTTATTGAATTAATACCTTGTATATTTAAATATTCACTGGCTCTTGAAAATCTTATGTATGTATCATCTTCTGGCCCTGATCCTACGACTATTTTCTGGCTTTCCCCTAATAGTATAGCACAATCACTATGAAAATTACTTTCTGAAGTTGAAATACCATATGCAAAATATCCTAGACCAAATCGTATGCCGCCTGATTTATTGTTTGAAGTATCTCCACCTTCAAGTCTAATATATTCATTATCATCAACAGGACCATTCAATGTTTCACAAGGCATTATGGAATTTTTTGATATCAATAAACCAGTATAGATTCTATTCTCTATGGTACATTCTTCACTTGATCTTATACAAAGTCCTATAGTGACTGGAGCGACATTATTTTTAGAAGCTGATAAAATTAAGCCTATAGGGGCTTCTTCATCTTCAAAATCAAGAAGTCCTATATCATCATCATCAGAAATATCACCATCATCAATCCAACCATAATCTTTGCTGCTATAAATGTATGATGCAAACCCAGACATATGTTTTCCTTTAGAATTCTATACTAAAAATGAATGATTCGGATTGACCAGCCCTTCTTGTCATTGGCTGAAAATTTTCATAATACAGAATATCACCTTTATTAAGATTTATATTATTGAGAGTAATTCCTGTTACTGTGGCGATAACACTAGGATCTGAGGCTGTATGAATTGCTTCTCCTACTAAAAAAGTTCCTCTACGGTCTGACACATAAAAAACGCTGCTTGAAATATTATATAAAACAGCAGTAGCTCCAGAAACATTACCTACAACTCTTTCAGAATATAAGAAAGACCCTATTATATTGGATACTTCAATTTGATCAGTCAAATCATACCGATCTCCAGTTAATAGAACATTGGATTTATTCTGCATGTTTTTTATTAATCCAATGCGTCTATAATTGACAGTACTAGGAAATACTCCTGCTTCATCTGTTATTAAGCTACCTTTGAATAATGCAAAATTAGCGCCTAATTGAACATTTACATTACTACCATGTCCTTCCAATGGAGACACAACAGCACGGAAAACAGCATCAGCACCATCGCCTGATATAACAACATCTGCATATGAATAATTTGTGCCAGATGAGGATAAAATAAAACTTGTAACCAATCCTTCTGCATCAATTACTGGAGATGCAAAAGCACCAGTACCATCACCATATATTGTTATTGTGGCGGTTGTGTACCCACTCCCAGGATTTTCTATAACAAATCTTTCAATCGTCCCGGGTATCGCATTTGCTTCCACTGCTATATGTTGATCGGATTTGTCCTCAGTTTTATATGGACACGGAATAAATGATTCACTTATAAATGTAATATAATCGGATGGTATATTATACATGAATTTCCATTTATAACCATCCTGGTATGATACAATATTAAGATCCTGCCCCACAGGTTTATTTACAGAAGCAGAACCAAAATTATTATCAATGCACATATAAACATTATATTGTGGACCAGAAGGAGTAGAATCAATGACAAAGACATAGAATGGTTGGGTAGGACTTAGCCATTCATTGAAGTCATTTATATCAAATGAATCATCCCATGGCGTATAAATCACATTTTCTTCCCAGTCATATCTTTTCAGCCCAGTGGCAGCTCTCTCATCGGATATATTTTTGATGAATACATTGGATCGTTTTACTTTTCGTATTTCACTAGGAGAATTTAAAGCAACATCAGGGACACCTTCATCATCCCAGACTTCATTTCTCCCAGCAAAAAAGTATACATCCGAGTCAGCGAAATCCTGCAGTGCTACAATAGCAGCATTAACTCTTGAACTGGTTGTTATGGTTGCAGACATTTTATTCCTTTATAAGGATGAAGCTAATTCAAAAAGATTGGCAACATCTGTTTTGGTCATTCCAAGGCCTTCAGTAATTGTAACAACCCATGGCCAATCACTCTTGACATCCATTGCATATTCCCATTCTATTTTTATCGCGGCTTTTTGTGCCTCATCTGTCATTGAATCAATTGCTGTTTCAATAGTAGGCAGCAATCCAGATTGTAGGAGAGCTAGCCTTGCCTGTCGCATTGTTACTGTATACACTCTCTCAACTGCGCCATCCTTAAGGACGTATTCACTCAATTTAGAAACATCCATTCCTTCTGGCGCTGTAATGAATTCTTCGGGACCAGTGTATGCATCAGTAGCGCTGCCGATAATTTTATTTTCTCTAATTAATAATTTCATATTATTCCTTTATTATAAATGTTAAATAGGTTCTGTTATTGGTATGTATAATAATTGTTCCCATGCTAAAACGCCCGGCGTGTGTATACCTGATACTGGATATTGTAAAGGTAGTATATTCTTACAGCTGGCATCAGCTAGATATCTCGATTTCATTGTGTTTAATATCACTAGCACATTAGCTGTTTGAGCTAATGTGCTAGTGATATAAGACATTTCAATATTTGAGCCTTCTCTTTTACTTGCTGAATTAACAGTAAATGTATACGTGGCGTTATTATATTGTTCAGATCCCATCGCGCATACCAAAAATTTGTCTTCTGTGCCTTGGGCGACAAATGTATTGCTTGCAGGCTCCAAATATTTATTCATAGTTGTATATGTAGTAGTTGTATCAGCAGCTAATTGGGCAGTGGCATAATTTATTAATACATCTTTAGACGCTTCGCTGGTACCTAATGATGTAATGCAATTATCATCTGACCATATAGTATAAAAGAATCCAATTGGATTTAATGAAGTCCCTGTTGTAACAAACTCAGAAGATGCAAGAAAAGGAGCAATTAAGGATTTGTCATTTGTTTGACATATATCCTCAAAAAGAGTATTTATGTCAAAATCGCCTCGATTGGCTAGAATATATGTTACAAAATCCGTTGATGCAGTAGCCTCACCAAATGCTGAGAATCCTGTTAATAATTTTTCATATGACACTGGGTTATTCAATAACAATTTGGATGCAGTAGCGGAACCAAGAATTGTAGTGAGAGTTGATTCCGCAGCTGCAATTCTTTGTGCTTGCGCTTGTAATGACAATAATATATTAAATTCAGAAAGATTACCTATGCTTGAATTTAGATATGTTTCTAATTCGCCGCTTGTCAATTGGCTTTTTTCTAGGCTGCGTAATAGCCTCATTGTATGTACTGATGGCATTTTTATTTCCTTTTTATATTATTTTATAACACATATTGTCCATATTCCAGCAGCGAAGTAACTGGCCTGGTTGTCTCGACCAGTATATACAACGGTTACTTCATCGGTTGCTGAAACAAAACCATATACGTCCCCTTCTATCATTGATACTGGCAGCCCATTTCTTGTAATTATAACTGTGTCATTTACACTTGCACCGGGCACTGATACTTTCTCTTTTACCCAAAGGTTTGAACTAACTACAGTTATAGTACTCCTAAATAATATCTCTATATTATTTAATTCTTTAAATTTATTTTGTATAATACATATTGGCCAAGAACCAGTTGAAAAAGAGCCCTGGTCGATGACCCGACCAGTATATACAACGGTTACTTCATCAGTTGCTGAAACAAAACCATATACATCGCCATCGCGGTTGCCTCCTCCGAGGCCACTCCTTGTAAGTGTAACTGTGTCATTTACACTTGCACCGGGCACTGATACTTTCACTGTCCATCTCTGTAAGGGACTAACTGCTCCTACAGTATTTGAAAATGTTGTTTTGATGTGATTAGGGTTAATATCCAAAATATCCTTTATCACATATATTTGCCACGTCCCAGCTGGGAAATAGCTAATATTTGTATCTGACCCTATAAATGTAACTGCAACGTTATCAATTACTGAAACAAAACCATATACATCACCAATATCACTACCAAATGGGCTTGTCCCAGATGGTGTTATAATAACAGTATCGCCAACAACAGCGCCAGTAACTGTGACATTAAGAGTGATTAAGGAATCCGCAGCAACACTAGTAACTGTATTTGTGAATGATGCTTTGAGTATATTATTTTCATTATCAACTAATTTAATTAAATTGCCAATATAACTATTTGAAGTGCTTAATTCACTTTCAAGACTGTTAATTTCAGATTCAAGGCGAATTACTTCTTTTGCATTAATATCAAATTCATCTGCATGCCATGCATCAATTAAATCCCAATGTGCTGCTTGTAATAACCATGCGCCATTAGCAGTGAGAAAACAGCTTTCATCATCATCTAATTCTGTACTCCCTTCATTCCAAGAAAAAACTCCTAAACTCTCTATTGATATTATTACATTTTCGGATAGAGGTTCAAATGCCCGAGCATCATTTCTATTATCATAATCATAAAATTGAATAGTGGCATCTGGCGGCTCTGGGAGCTTAGCCCAGGCATATACATCAGAAGCAGGCAACGTTGTTGGAATTATTTGGTCGCCGGTATTGGATCCATATGCAGTACCTGTACCATTAGCTTTGGTGTCGAGAGCACTTTGTGTAGCTGTGCTTATTGGCTTATTCAAATCAGAAGTATTATCCACATTAGAAAGTCCAACTTGGTCTTTTGATACTGTATGTGGATTCGATATATTTCCTATATGAGAATCAAGCTCATTTTCTATAGGAGTAATTCTGTTTGTCTGAATGGTAAGAATATTCAAGGCACTACCAACATCAGTGCTTATTGGCTTATCCAAATCAGCAGTATTATCCACATTAGAAAGACCAATTTGATCCTTTGTTACATAATGCGGATTTGTTACATCAACTAAATGCTCATCATATCCTGTTTTGGTTATCAATGATATTTTTTTGTATTCAGTACCATCCTGTATATCATCAATTGATCCTGTCTTGATAATTGATGCAGGAGTTGCCACTCCTAGAGGATTTCCTATAGCATCCTGACAAAGGAATAAAGAATCCTCTGTGATTGTTTCAGTTACTATAACAAGCTCATGTGCTTGCTTATTGCTATCGTAATTTGCCATATCTTCCTATAAGAGTAAAATATTTTCAGTGTCAATTAATAATTGGTTCAATTCATCTATAAATACACTCTGACCTATATCAGCGAATTCATATGCTATTTTTGAACCAAAGCATATATTTGTTTTTCTAATTGTATTTATGTCATCAATCCCATATAATTCTTCGCCTGATTCATATGAATCCACATCAATATAGCTAGCTTTGTATATAACAATATCTGCAAAGGCTGATATTTGTGTATCGCCAAAATCAGTCCACGTTAATGTATCTGATAAATGCTCTTGCCAATTATATTTATAAAATTCCACATTATTTAATGTAGGACTTATAAAGCCACCATATGAGAAACTAGAAACATCTCCTTCCTCAAGACCAAAACCAAATACTATAGTCCCTGAAGGATGAACAAGATCATTGATAGAGGATATCCATTCACTCTTATTTTTCAGAGTGGTTATTACATAAGAGAAATCTTGGTAATAATATGAATCTTGAATGTATTTATTACCAGAGACATAACCATCAGTATTTCTATATATGCCTTGTAATGTTCCTAATGCTCCTGGTACTATATTTCCTGCTGTCTGAAATATCTTGTGAATATAAAACCCAGAAGCACCTGAAGAAATACCTATTAGATTATCACCTTCAATAAATTCAATATCATTGGTTATTTTGAATGATATTGAATTTGTGCTTCGGTTATAATGCTTGATTATACCTTGTGCACCAGATATGGATCCTTCTACTGTTTCATTGATTAGGTACTCTATTTCATTCCATGCAAAATCATATATAAAGGCATTTGTATTGAATGAGGTTTTTGCCTCAACAAATATAAAATTGATAGGGAATGTATAAGGGAATCCAGCAAATTCAGAACCGAGATAATTGACACCATGGTCAATAATACCTATTCTTTTAATTTTTCCTATGCTTGTTGAAACAGGATATAAGATTGCTCCAGTGCCAGTGGATCTGATATCAATTAAAGGCATTTCTTGATATCCATATCCTTCAGAAATCATTTTGATACCTGTTATACTTCCATCTATTCCATCAACACTTTCAACAATAGCCTTTGCATTTCTGCCTGAGGTGCTAGGGAATAGGATTATATCATTTACTGAATAGCCAGTGCCTGCTTGTATTATCTCTAAATCATCAATAGAACCGCTTTCAATTTCATCTATTGTTATATACGAATCAACACCAACATTGCTCGTCACAGTGATTACATCACTTTTTTTGTTGTATAATGCATTAACATCTAGTGAAATGTCAGTTATAATACTATAAATTTTTTCAGAGATACTGGTGATGCCGTCGATAGTTGTACCAGTAATTGTTTCCCCAACGATGAATGATGATGGGCTATTGACAGGATTTATAGTGGACACAGCACATTCAGCTACATGGAAACCATTCGATGCTGTATATAATGTTACTGATTCAACAAGAGCAATTGCACCACTCAGTGCTCCTAATATTTCTGTCCCTTCAAGGCCTACAATTAATCCGTTATCTCTGTTATTTGATATTTTTATAATATTATTTTTAGACCACTTACCATCAGAAACTCGCAGGACATCATTTGAAGGATAATATAAATTTACTTCTTCATTAAACAATACCCTGAAGATAAATTGAATGGACTTTTCAGAACCTCCCGATCCATAGAATTGTTTGATATTTGATATCAAATTTCTTTTGTCTATGGAAATATCAATATTATCCTTAAGAGTATATATAAAATTCCTTGCAAAATTATCAAGAAATTCTAATGATGTGAGGTCTATGTCAGAATATTTTAATATATTCCCAATAAATTCATATGCTTCTCCCTCATTATCTTGTTGGGAATAATAAACTTTAATAAATTCGACAAAATTGGGATAATCCTGTCTAATAAACGAAGGTATATTATTTTCTATTAAAGTTGATCTGAATTTATTGGACATGATTATTTTATATCCTTATTTTGAGCATACATATTGACAGTAACGCCCTGAAGTCTTCTATAATTGATTGCCAATGGCGTTTCATCAAGAAGAATAATTTGGTTATATCCAGGAATAATATCATTATTAACAGCAGTACAATAAAACCTCAAATCCAATGTGTCTTGTGGCAAATCATAAACTGTCATTGAGTAATAGACATCGCCTGTTGTATAATCAATTGAGCCTATATTGCTATGAATGATTTCATTAGTCAATACACTTCTTGTGAATAGCACACCTTCTGAATTATCCAATATTACTTGTTTTACTCTTGCGCCTTCAGTACCAGTTATGTTATAATAAGATGAAAATAAAGATCCAGGTACTATCGCATTGGAAAATTTAATTTCCTTTGTTTCGTACAAACCAAGCACTGGGAATGTTTTCTTCATCAATTGAAAACTGGTATTGGAATTCACTATTGCAACTGATGTATTATCTATTGCAGTTGATAATTTTGAGTAATATAATGGCTTGCTGAATAATCTGGTATTCTCATTGAAATATGTTGCTATGCTTTGATTTACCAGAACGACAAGCTCATTAGCTTTAAGACTAGTTTTGCTCACATCGTATGTTACATTAGAAACTACAACTGCATACAAATAATCAGGACTCATAATTTCTGGCATTACAGTAACTACATTATATTTTTTAATCAAATCATTTTTAATGGAATCCTTAAGGGTCTCTGAAAGAAAATCAGTATGTTTTGGTTTTAGAGCTATAAAGACTTTTCCATATATCGGTGGTGAATTGTATTCACCACCCCACACTCTCATTGAATCAATCCATGGATATTCTTTTAACAGAAAATTTTCATAATCAGTTGTTGTTACTGCTCTTGATTGAGAAGTGTACATATTTGGGGCTTTTTGCTTGATCGATTCTATTGATTCTCTATCAGCTGCACCATATGCAACAGTTTTTGTTGTTATCGTGTAATTATTATTATTGTCAATCAATTGTTGCTTTTTGAATATCTTGGAATTATTTGCCTCTTCACCTTTCAATGAAATAATATAAGAAAGATTTATTGTACTATTATTTATTGGTTGCTTCCCTATTATGTTATCACCGAATTTTACTTCATATCTTCCGTCAGCTCTTTCATGTAAAAAGTATGTCAAAGAATCAGGCGTAACTGTAGAAATATTTTCATTCCTAGCGTATTCTGTAACCTCATTATTTGATGTTACAGAAACAGTAAGGGAGGATATATCAGCATCATTTGAAGGGATTATAAATCTTTGCTCTGCATTAACGTCAAAAGTATATGAGAAGGTATTATACACTCCTTCATATATATCAACATCCTCTATTAAATATTCACTTACTAATCCATCTGGTTTAGGATATATTAGATGTTGCTCTTTTGTTGAAAAAATTATATTTTCTGCGGTTATAAATCTTGTACCAGCTGGCATTGTAAGGAACAATGGACTGCCAGTTACTGCAGGAAAATATAAGTCAATATCCGCTCTTGCTGTTCTTTTGCTCCTTGGAGTATACCCAATGGATTTAGCAATCGACACAACAGAAGACCGAAGTTGTGCTGAATCAATAAACATTTCATTAGCGGACATGTTTGCAATAACTGCATTCATATGGGTATTATACGCTAATATATCCATAAGAATATTAATCGCAGATCCTTCAAATTCATAATCCTGGAATGTAGGATCCGATTTGAAATAATCTATTAATTCTTGCTTTATTAAATCAAAATCTAACTCAGCTACATTTATTTCGGATTTATTTGATGCCATATGGTAACCTATCTAATTGTCTTGAGGAATATCTCTACATTACTTGGAATTAATGTATTAAGAATTATATAATATATATTTATAGATAATGAATTGCTATTAGGATTAGCATCTATATCAATCCTGGTTAATTCAACTCTAGGCTCGTATTTATGAATTAAACTAGCTATTGTGTATCTTAAGGTATCAGTTCCTCCAGGGAGATCATAATTCTCAAATAACATATCATATATACCACCGCCTATTTCAGGATGAAAAGGCTTTTCACCTCTATTAAGCAATATAAGATTTCTTAATGCCTGCTTGATAGCATTATCTCCAGTTTTCCTTGAGAAATCCAATGATATAGGATGTGGAGTCAGTGATATATTAACATCACTGTATATTCTTGATGGATTTGGTTCAGTGTAATTATATTTTAAAGTCATTGTATTCCTTTATTATGGTGTTTCAGTAGATATTGACACTGATGAAGTAATATTTCCTCGAGGAGCTTTAAAGCTCGTAGTAACTAATTTTTTACAGATAGCAATACCATCGATGTATATTCTTGAGGGTACTATTTTGATTTGTGTGTTGGCTGTGCTATTAGCTGAAGAGCCGAACCCTGGGACACTAGAAATAATAGTACCAGATACACTCCCCTTTCCCCCATTGGCTTCGAAGCATGATAATACAACACTGTTATATCCATCTGAAGATACTGAGCTGGCTGTTACTGTGCTTATTGATACAGGAGAATAGGATCCTACACCGTATGTTGTTTCTGACCCCGCCAATGCTGTTATTTTAGACCCTGCTGAATCATTTATGGTGTTATTAGCCAATCGTACATGATTATTTTGTGTTGCGTCTATGATGCTTCCTGATGACCTACGAACGGTATTAGAATAAGAGGTCATAGCATCATTGCCTCTGGTTATTGTTGATTTGTCGCCATCAACAACTCTAATCATATTTCCTTCCACATGCTGCCAATAATTACCTTTAATATGTTCATCTTTGTTTCCATTGACAGTTACACGGTAATCACCTTCAACATATAGATGCTTATTAGCTAAATCAATTTCAAACCCATCACCATATATCTTTCTAATTTCTTTACCGTCTGGGTGTATTTCTAAAAAATTTTGAGAGGATTTGTGCTGTCTAAAATATCTTTCTGAACCAGGTGTGCTGTCCCATTCTTCAATATGTCCCCATTCGCAACCATCGCATGAAGGATTATATACACCTTCCCATGAATAATTGTATGGATATATAGGAGCATATGGCGTTTCAGGTTCAGACCATTGACTATAAGCAGTAGCAACATTTTTAAGCACATTTGCCTTTCTTATTGTTACTGGCACAGGCTCTTTAACATGTTTACCTGAAATACCTCTTGCATGTCTATTTGTGTCAGGCTCATTTAATTTAGAATCCTGAGGAAAACACCCATCAGGATCATTGAACCCAACTCCTGGAGTACTCACATCAATAGGAATTCCTCCTATTGAACCCATTATAATTGGTTGCTGTTTATCTATACCATCACGATAAAATCCCATCACCCACGATCCATTAAGAAGACCAATTGGCGCTTCTCCAATACCATTCATTGATGCAGTAGTAACTGGCATCATGGGCATTGCCCATGGTAAATCAGCAGTAGGGATATCCGATTTTGTTTGTGTATGATCGCCGAGCACTCGTACCTGAACTCTGCCTAGCTTCTCAGGATCAGCAGTGGATTCTACAACACCCATGAACCAATAAAAGCCATCCATGCCCATTACATTTTTTACTGAATTTGATGAATCCATTACACGCCTCCTCTTCCACCAGGTACACTTTCTCTGCTTCCGCTCCCGGGAGCACCAGCCTCTTCCCATAATGGATTCGATTCTAATTTAGCATAATCATCTCTAATTACTTCCAATATACAAGAAAAATGATCACCAGAGAATTTTCTTCTAATTGCAGTTATAATATAATGCCCTGCGAATCTTGAATCTTTCGATGGTGATTCATCAGAAGGAGTTTTTAGTTTCCATTCTGGTGACCACATTTTTATTTTTATCTTGTCGCCTATTTTTCTTGTCATGCTTCCTGGAATTGTCATCTGCATTTTCACAAAATTTAATTGAGCTAATTGACCTTTACGTTGTCTAACCCAATTATTTACTTCAAATGATTCTTGATTATCATATTGCCATGAATGTTCAGGGCATATACTGATAATTGTATTTCCCCCATCAGTAGCCATCTTCTTATTTGTGTATTCTCTTACTAATTTTGATTGATTGTCTGTGTGAGGTAATTTACCAAAATCAGAATAATAATCATATTGTTTATCAAGAGAATAATTCCCTGCACTATCTCCAGTAGGATGATAATCAATTACTCTTTTATGAAATATGTCATGGCGTATTAATCTGTTTGACATCATGCCAGACATAGCAGCTGCGGATAAATCATGATATCCTACTCTCTTCATGGACATAACATTTAGATACTGTGATTTCAAGAATTCTGGTTTTGGCTCGCCCATTGTATCTGCTACCTCTTCGCCTATAGCAGTAACATATTCAGCTACTGGATCAGCAGCCATTATTTCAGAGAATGATTTGAAATTAAATTTGTCCTTATCTTCCCAAAATAAGAAATTCACAGAATCACCTGAAAAAGCTCTTCTTGAAAGAAAATTTATCGCATTATATGGCTTTAGATTAGGTATAACAATATTCCATAATCTGTCTGAAACGCCTACTTCAATTGGTTTAACTGGCAATTCACCTCTTAATCCACCCTTTGATAACCAATTATCGTATATATCCTTAACCATAGATGAATATGGCATTTGATTATAACTTTTTGATACACGGGAAGATAAATGGTCAGTCCATGTACTTGAGACAAATGATAACGCAACTGTTTGTTGATCCTGTTTTGTTTTTTCTTGTCTTAGGATTTTTATGATTTCAAATGTGAATTTTAAATCTTCAGGGTCATATTCTTGAACATAAGGATCATTTTCATTACGGACAAAATGACCTTTAATAAGATCACCTTCCATTATAGGTAGATTTGTTACTAAGTTAAGAGAATCAACAATTACTATGCTGCCAACAATACAAGTTGAAAACATGCTTTCATTGATATTAAGCTCTATCATTAGATAAGTCAAATCTATTTCAGCATCTTCTGAAATAAGAAGTAATGATTTTATATCATACCCAAATGGTGCTATAGTAATGTCATTTTTTCTATACGCCATTATATACCTCTTGAAAAATTAGAAGATAATATAGCTTCACGTTCTTTCTTAACCATATCAAGATATTCTGGTTGTAATAATCTAATTGAGCGTTTAGCTTCATTTAAATCCGATTCATAATCGTAATTACTGATGGCTAATTTATTGTAAGCATAATCATCTGAAACTTCATGACCTGCAGGCAATGCGTATATATTGGCATCATATTCTGATTCATAATGATGAATGCTGTAAATATTTTCAACACCATACACAGATATAATATATTTGCGCAAATCACCTTCATTTAATGGCCAATCAAAGAATGGATCCATCATGTCATTCATCATCATAATTACCCAATAATAATGCTCTGATTTATATAATTTTTTGGATATATTTAATAAGGTATCAACATCTCTAATATTCCAGAGAGAATATACAGAGGCATTCTTTTTAACTTCATCAACAATCTTCCAACGATGGATAAAGTCCAATACCGCTAGGGTTTCATTGTCAAGAGTGTATGGTATCTTATTAAATCCTCTGAAATAGAAATTTCTTTTTTCAAATATAGTTGCCATATCTATCCTACATAGCCTTCTTTTACTTTTGCTTTTGTATGGAGTTGTGATTCAGTAAAGGTCAATTGTATATTGGTTTGAACTGCGCTGTCTTTATGAGCAACCATCTTTCCTACTCCTCCGTAATTCACACTATAATCAGTTAAATAAGCAGGAAGAATTTTCGGTAGCCATTCAGCATTTCCGAATTTTATATCCCATGCTGAAGGGTAGGCAAAGTAAGTGCTTCCTTCACCCGCGAAATCTGGCATTGCTTGTGTCTGGAAGAATTCAATGAATTGTTTAATTGCAGCTGCCTCTTTTTGATTCAGAGGTATTAGTTCAAATTCAAATTGAAATGATCTATATCCAATACCATTGAATGTCATTTCTTTATTAGGATTTACTGCCTTATTTTGTTTGTGCAGAACATAATCACCAAGATCCGAAGCTCCTAATACGCTAGAACCAACGCTGGATGCAGCATCTTTTGCTCTCCCTGCTATAACTCCAGCTCCTCCAGAACCTAGTGCCTCTAGTGCTCCTGTTTCACCAGATTTTTTATAAGCAGAAATAGCAGCAGCTCCACCTATGGAATCAGGAGTAAAGTCTTTTTGTTCCCATAATATTTGATTTCCTGATGTGACATTTGTGGGCATTGGTAATATGGCACTCTCTTCAGCACAGAGAAAATGCACGTATGGTGCTAGTGCACCTATATCACCCAGACGTTTAGGTACTCTATTTGGGCTTTGTGTTAATAAAAGATCAATTCTTGACATAGTATCCTCTTATATAAATATATGTATGTTTGTTTCTATTTATATAACCTTAAGGAATATTATGTCAAGAGCTTTCAAATCAATATACAGAGTAAAAAATCCACAAAAATATATCAATAAAAATAGACTGGATAATATAATATCAAGAAGTAGCTGGGAAAGAGGAGTAATGATATGGTGTGATAATTCAGCAAAAGTTATTGCATGGGGCTCTGAGGAAGTAATAGTACCTTATATAAATAAAGTTGACGGGAAACAACATAGATATTACATTGACTTCTATATTAAGACTTCTGATAAAAAAGAATATTTGATTGAGGTTAAACCTTGGATTCAAACACAAGCACCAGAGCAAGGTCCTAAGAAATCAAAAAAACGGCTACTTAATGAAGTCATTACATATACGACAAATACAAGTAAATGGGAAGCAGCAACAAGATACGCTGACAAAATAAATGCGAAATTCTTGATATGGACTGAAAAAGAATTGAATGCAATGGGAATACCAACAGTAACATCAAAACCATTCAAGATGATTCAGTCTAAAAAGAAAATAAGTAAAATCCCAGCAATGAAAGCTCCGAAATATAAAAAAACAATAGGAAAATTTGATGGCCCCAAAAAGTAATCCTTTCGCTACTGCAATCTTCCGCAAAGAAGAAGTTAAAAATGCAAAGATGTGGTTTAGAGATAAAATTAATAATTTGAGTGCTAGTGATTTAAGTATCAATATGAGTGATATTAGATATCGTGGTAATTTGCCATTAGAGGGCAGGATGATTTATTATGCATATAAAGCAAAATATGATGGTAAATTGCCATACTGGGATAAATTCCCTCTTGTAATTGTGATAGGTGAAACCAATAAATATATACAAGGACTGAATTTACATTATCTGCCTCCTAAATTGAGAATAGTATTTATGAAGGCTTTAATGGATACAGTGAATAATGATCATATGAATAAATCAACAAAGTTTAAAGCTACATATCAAATATTACAAGAAGCGACTAAATTTAGATACTTCAAACCTTGTATTAAATTGTATCTTAAGAATCAAATAAGATCAAAAATAATGATTATAAGACCAGAACAATGGCCAGTGGCTATTAATTTACCTGTTGCTAATTTCAAAGGTGCATCATTAATTCAAGTCTGGAATGATTCTAAAATAAAATATCAGAAGTAAGCAGAGGCCAAGATGAATATAAGCGGATTCAAGTCAGTTATAGCAAAAAATCCAATATTGGATGCATCAAGATACAAGGTGCTGATAACAGGTCCTGCGGGAACATTAAAGCAGGATTTCTCAGTTCTTTGTAGTGCTGTTCAACTACCGGGTCGCGGCTTCAGCACTGTAGATAAATATAATCATGGCCCTATAAGGAAAGTTCCTTATGCAGAATTATACGATGATGTGTCAACAACATTTTATATGACTGCGGATATGAATTTACATGAATATTTCAATGCATGGCAAGAACTTATAGCAGGGGCTGATTACTACATGGCATATTATCATGATTTTATCGGCTCAGTTATAATAGAAGTTGAAGATAAGCAAGATAATTTAAAAGCATCATATGAACTTTTTGAAGCGTATCCTATATCAATAAGCCCGATTGAATTTGGCTATAACCTAGGAGGTAGGATAACTGAATTTACAGTAACATGGGCATATCACCATTTTGAAAAACGTTAATCTATTAAGGAGAGAATAATGATTGAGAATAAAACAACAAAAAAAGGCGTATTGGATGGCTTGTTGACAATGCCAATTTACTCTGATACATTACCTAGTAATAATAAAAAATTCAAATACAGAGGATATTCCGCAGGAGAAGAGCAAGCTCTTCTTGTAACAAAAGCCTCTAATGATGTCAATTTGATTATTGAAGGCACAAAAGAATGTATAAAAAGTTGTACCTTTGGTGAATTGGATGTGGAAACATTATCATCATTTGATATAGAATATCTCTTGATAATTTTGAGAGCTAGGTCTGTTGGTGAAGAGATTGAAATCACTATGAAATGTAAAGAGTGCGAAAAACCAAATCCAGCTGTTATAAACATCTTTGATATCAAGAAACCAGTAGTTATTAAAAATTCACATATAATAGAATTGAGCGATAAAGTATCTCTAATAATGAAATATCCTGGATTTGATATACTTGAATCATTAGAGCTAAAAGGCGATAATGATATATTCGGGATGATAGCATCATTGATAAAACAGATAGTGAATGGTGATAATATTATCGAGGTGTCTGAATTGAATCCTGAGGAAGTTGTGTTTTTTGTCAAATCAATGGCCTCGAAGTCCATTCAGAAAATCACAGATTTCATTAATGCGGTGCCTTCTATTCAGCATGAATTCGATTTGAAATGCACTCATTGTGGCGCTGATAATCATTACAAGTTTAAAGGAATACGAAATTTTTTCATCTAGCCCTTTCCCATGAAGATTTGGCGACTAGGATAAAGATGAATTTCAATCTTGTTAAATTCCATGGGTTCAGTCTATTTGAGTTGAACTCATTGTCTCCTTGGGAAAGGGATGTGTATGTTTCCCTTTTAATACAGCATATAAAAGAAACAAAAAAGTAATTTATATAGAGGATAGTTTATGGAGAAGAAGAAACCATTAGAAATTTCAAAGCCGTTAGAAAAATTATTCAAAGTTAATGGTGAAATCTTCCTTGACGGCGTTCGTATGATATTTGATAAAATGTCCATGGACCAGAAGGATAATATCAAAGATCAAACAAACGCATATAAGGCCTTTTCAAAGAATTTTGAATCAGTAAGTAAAAATATTACCAATGTAACTTCAAGAAAAGAAGCCATTCAAGCTAATAAACAACTTGAAAGATTATACCTTAATATTAGTAAATCAAATGAATTAACATATGATGAACTAGCCAGCTTACAATCAATGCATGATGAATTAGCAGGTGTTAGTAAAACTCTGGTAAAAAATCAGCACAGCATGGCAAAAACCCTTTCAACATCATTTAAATCTAACCTGCCTTCCATTGCTGGTGTTCTAGGCGCGCTTGGTCTTAACAACCCTGCATTCATGTTTCTTGGTAATATGGTACAGGATACCATTAACCAGAGGCGAGCAATTGCTGAAAAAGAGCAAGACCTAGCTAATGAACATCAAGCTGAAATTATTAGGACTGAATTAGAAGGCCAAGAAGCAGCAGCAGCAGAGAAAGAAAGCAAGCCAGAGAAGGCATCGAAAAAAAGTACAGCGATTGAAGGGAAGCAGGATTCAGCAAATAAAACAGCTGACATTCTGGCTTCGCATTCAGGTAAATTAGATTATATAGGCTCCTTGCTAGATGTAATTGTTGGTGATACTCAATCCAGTAAATTTGCTGATATTGAGAGAGAACGTGAAAGGATTCGCCGTGAAGAAGCTCTTATTGATGCAGTAAAAGAACAAGGCGAAGCTGGTACATTAGGTGCTGATATTGCTCCTGCAGAAGAAAAGAAAACAGCAGCTTCATTAACAGGTTTTCTTGAATCAGCAGCCAATATAAGAATAATGTTACTTGGGGCTATACCTTTGATCACTGGCGTTATTAGTGGTATTACAGCATTTGCATTACCAGTAATAGGAACTCTTGCGTTGGCATACACAGCATATAAAGGTTTCATGGGAGCTTTTGAAGGCTGGGGAAAAGCAGCAGAGAAACTAGGAAAAGAACAAGCAACTCTTTCCGATAAGGTCGCTTCAGCAGCAGGTGGGTTCATAGGCGGGACATTTAGTCTTTTTGACAGTATACTTGGGTTCTTTGGTATAGAGACGCAAATAGGTCCTGTGGTTGATATGTTCATGACCAAATCTCTTGCTGGTGTATTTGATTTCTTCAAAGGATTATGGAGTAACATTGAATCATTATTCAATACAGTTAAGGATTTCTTCAGTAGCATCAAAAATAACTTTGATGCATGGGTGGAAGAAAAACTTCAATTACTGATTGATTTCGGTAATGAGAAATTCAATGGCTTAGCTACAAAGGTAATCGATTTCTTCACTAAGCTAGGTGATGTGTTTTTCCCAGATGGATTTTCTCTCAAGGAAGTAATTCTTGTTCCTCTTCGGGCTATGAAATTATGGGTTGAAGCTTTATTTAATTTTGAATTGCCTGAAATTCCTTCTGTTGAAAAAATGTTGACAGAAGGCATGAAAAAAATGACTGATATTTTCCAGGAGCTTATTGATTCACTTGTTAATAAAGCTAGAGGCATTTTCTCTTGGGGAAAGGAAAAGATAGTTGGCAAAGAAGCAACCGCCACTGAGCCAGCAAAAGAAGGCCTTTTGACTAAAATAAAAAATAAAGCCATAGACGTGAAAGATGCTATTACTAGCCCTAGGTACATGGGTAGTAAAGATTCAGCTCCTCCCACAAAAGATGCCAAAGAGAATATGGAAAGAGTGAGAAAGACTCTCAAAGAGACTGGTAATTATACGGATGACCAGATTACTGGTATACTTGCTAATCTTCAAAGAGAAAGTAAATTTGATCCAAAGGCTGTTGGTGATAGTGGTGCTGCTTATGGTATTGCTCAATGGCATCCTGATAGACAAGCAAAATTTGAAAAGGCTTTTGGCAAGAGTATGAAAGGATCATCTGTTGAGGATCAAGCAAGATTTATAGACTGGGAATTACAAAATACTGAAAAAAAAGCAGGGCAAAAATTAGAAAATGCAGAATCTCCAAGATCAGCAGCAAGAGCATTTTCTAAATTTTATGAAAGACCTGCTGATAAGGAAGGCGAAGCTGCAAGAAGAGCTAACCTAGCAGATAAGATGTCAATGAGCGCAACGGATGAAGATAAGATAGCTGAGGTACAACCTAGAGCAAATCTTAATGCTCAAGCAGTAACAACAGTTCAAAAGGATGCAGTTGATAAAGAAAAAGCATCCTCAGCATCAGCAAATATTGTGAATGCTCCTTCAAGCACTAAAGTTGTTAACTCATCGAACAACAACACATACCAAACTGGTGCATCTCCTTATGAAACCGATGCTACATGGGCTTCCTTTCAATCACAACTAGGATATTAAACCATAAAAAATGGAACAATAATAAAATATTGTTCCATTTTGACTATCTAGGTACTTCTAATGTACCTACACTGATTCAGTAGAAAGATTCTTGAAGTAATCCAAATCTTCATCATCATCACCAGAATCAAATGAAGTATTAACCTCTGGCGTCCCTGACATATCTGGAGCAGAATACTTAGTTTCTTCTGTTGTGTCATCCAATTTCTCGGCTGAAGTAGGAATATTCTCATTCACTCCTAAAATATTGTAGAATTTCTTTTTAAGATCACCGTACTCCTTGAAATTCTTTTCAGTGGACATATAACCGATTTCTGGTCCAGAACTAAGAAGAGCTTCTACTTTCTTCTTATCACCACCAAGAAGAGGCTCTGGATTCTTGAAAGATGAAGAATCATAATTAGGATATCCAGCAACTTTCTTTACAACCAGCTTGAAACTAGCACCGTCCTTAACATCAAAGACATTGATACCTTTTACAGAATCATCAAGAGGATCATCAGCTGCTCTTGCGCCAATCTTCTCAAGAATTTTCTTACCATAACGATATTTGAATGATTTACCTTCATTATCAGGCACTGCATCATCCTTTTCAACATTGATTACTGACCAATAAGAGGTATTAGCAAAGAAAGGTTTGATTTCTTTCTTCTCATTCTCTGTAAGGCTTTTGTAATCACGACCAGCAAGAAGAGCCTGAGCATGTTCACAAGCAGGGCAAGGATTATCCCAGTCCAATGTTTTAGGACAATTCTCAATATACCAACGATTAGTCATTGGATTTTTATATCCATGACTACGCACTTCTTGAAACAATTCACCATCTTTAGAAGGGATAAACCGAATAACAGCAGCACCATTACCTTCTTTATCTTTGGATATTGACCATTCATCATCTCTTGAATAATCACTTTTAATAACGCTGGTTCGTTTTTTTAGTTCATTCAGGAGAGCTGAGGCGCCTTTGTTGCTTGCATTGATATTCTTAAAATCCATATTTGTTATTCCTTTATATTAATTTTCGTGTCTTACCGTGTATTTTCGTGTCTTACCGTGTATTATTGCTGTGATATTATCGTGTATAGCTTGCCAAGGCTACATAATCTTCCTCCTTTCTGTATACAGATACTTTAAGTTTACTGTAAATCGTATCAGGTCTACATCTCTCTACCTCCTCGTCATAGCCTTCTTAAACAATTTATCATATTTATCAGTTTCAACTTGTATGAAAGAAGAATAATTTTGCACTTTCTGTTCATATACTTGAGTATATATTATACTCTTCTTTTTGTTCTTTGTCAAGAAAAAAATGAACCTGTCTAATATAATAAATGTCTCTATATTTATGTGGTCATAAAGAAGAAAATCCAATATTGGATTCCCTAGAAAGAATTGCTGAAAGCTCATGCCATTATCTTTGATGTATTTGCAGATAACCTCACAATCCTCGTAAAACCACTTTTGCATAGTCTGGATTTTTCTGTACCACTCCATCGATATTTTTTCACATCTTTCTTTGCTCAATAAATCGGATATTTGAGTATTGTTATTTTCAAGGAATATAGGCAATATTGTGAGCACAAAATCCTTTTCTATCTTGTATCTCTTAGCTACCTGATAGTATACATGCTTATTATTCGATTTGTCCAAGTTTTCAGCATTGAAATTCTTTGACCTTCCTTTATACCTGACAAAATCATAATTGGTATTCCAATGAAGTTTCATTGTATTGAAAACTTCATATAGCCGAACAGGACCCATTATAGAAATGCTTTGAGTGATCTTGAGGACGTTTTGAAATATCTAAGATTTATCGCCTCAGCTTTAATCTTTTGGATTATTTGCTCACTCAGCAGGGGCTGTATAAATTCAATTTCTACATTAAATCTATCACAACCCTGCAGAACAGTATCCATGTAGCTCTCTTTTGTGAATGAGTGGGTATTTTCTACCCACTGTGAAAATTCATCTTTTTTGAGTATCATTTATAGCCTTTTTCAATTTGTATTATTTCTTGGAGCCATATGCTGTTTTCTCCTTAAGATATAAAACATCACTTGTTTCAGTTCGCCTGTAATGCTCAGGGTCCTTCATCCATTTTTGATAAATGACCCTTTGGGAAATGTTCATGCCATGTCAAGAATCCTCTGAAGACTTGACATAACAAGAACATACATCCTGAAAGTATCACTTCGCATTGCAAGCCCAATCTTCTTGATAGCCGAATTTTGAATGATTCATCCAACCGTTGACCTCTGCACCATTAAGTGAAGCAACAAGAACAGGAGTATAACCAGTATCTGCACCCGCCTTTGCTTCCTCTTTGGTAGCATAAACATTACCAAAGAATTCCTGACGACCATCAACTTTAACAGAAACAGTATTAAAATCTTTCATAGCCATGTTGTATCTCCTTTTGATTTTTGTTTTCTTCTCTCATTCTTTATAAAGTATTATAACATACTAAAAGGCAAATTGCAAGAACTATTTTCAATCAATTACGCCATTTTCACTAGCCCACAGATACAGAGATTCCATATTCATAATCAGGTCCTCAATATCATCATAATCCAGACTTCTTGTTGGTATTCCTTCTGCTTTGATCACAGAAATAATCTCATCCCAATTCATGTCAATAAAATTCATCATTCCGTCATCCATTGCTTGATCCTCGCATTTAAAATTGATTTGTGTCTGTTAGTATGTCTTGCTTTGAAAATTCAATCACAGAGCATTTAAGATGTTTTTCATCTTATATAAAGATTATAACATTTTTAATTTGTTCTGTCAATAATTATTTTTTTCATCTCTTTTTGTTTTCTTCTCTCATTCTTTATATAAAGATTATAACACAAAGGAAAGGCGTTGTCAAGCATTAACCATAAAAAAACCTCTCAATCTTTCGAAAGAGAGGTCCTTCCCCGCACAGTGGTAGCGATTGCCCGGCGCTGGGTTAGTTATTATACATCATGATAGAATTCATGAACACCTATCTTAACAGTAGGCTTCATATACTTTGCCCATACAGGCTTCTTGATATAATCAGCGTAGTAATGGTCTTATAAATAAAATAAACATCATTTATTAATATCCTATAGGAACTATTATGAATTATTCTAAAATATATCAATCCATCATAAATAAGGCAAATAATCGATGTTTACTTCAAAATATTTATAAAGAAAGACATCACATAATACCTAGTTGTTTGGGAGGGAATAATTCAAAATATAATATAGTGGAATTGGAAGCCAGAGAACATTTTATATGCCATTGGTTATTGTCCAAAATGCATAGTAATCATAAAATTAATTATGCATTTTGGTGTATGATACATAGAAAATCTAAAAATCAGTACCGTGATTATAAAATTAACAGTAGAAGCTATGAAAAAATTAAAAAATTAATTGCTGTCGCTAATAAAAGTAGAATAATTTCTCAAGAAACTAGAGACAAAATAAGCAAAGCTAATAAAGGCATGATAATATCCGAATGGCAAAAGAAACAAATAAGCAAAGCTTTGAAAGGTAAAACTAGAACCGAAGCAACCAAAAGAAAAATCAGTGCAGCCCATAAAGGAAGAATAATATCACCAGAACATAAAAAAAATCTTTCTATTGCAGGAAAGAATAGAATTCATTCCTCATCAACTAAACAAAAAATGAGAGAAACATCATTATCAAAATCCAATGTTGTATGTGTTTATTGCGGAAAAGAAGGCAAAATTGCTCCTATGAAAAGATGGCACTTCGACAATTGCAAAAATAAATCAAGCCTTGTAAAATTTATGTACCCCAATTTGGCACACGAATTTCATTGAAGCAATCCAATTAGGAGGTGCAATCCAAGTAGCGTAGTAATGGTCTGCTCCTTGGACGATACCATCCAATTCATATCCTGCATCAGACATATTGTTGTATATCTCAACACATTGCTTTGCAAGTGATTTGATTTCTTTATACAGATTTTGATTCTTTATCTCAGGAACTACTCTGTTGTTGTACCATGAAAATTGAAGCCGCTGGGTGACAACACTTGTTATTGATTTTCCCCATCTTGCTCTTGGATGGGTTGCTCTATTCATTGTAACAAAAGCAACCGCCATCCTGCCAAGAATATTTTCACTCCTGGCTTCGAAATATATATTTCTCGCAAGCCATTCCAAATCTTCTGAGCTACATGTTACTTTTATCATCCTGATCCTCTTCTTTTCTTCTTAAACTAATAGAAGAAATATTTACTTTTTGATATCTATTTTTATGAATCTGGAACATTATCATTGCCTCGTCCATTTCATTTTTTTCTATATGTTCAGTTATTCTGTTATGGTCTTCGACGTCGTATGTCAGGTCTCTTCCGATACCAAAATATCCCACATGCTTTCTTGTGATTACATCATCGCTATTATATAGAGGGCCTTTATATACCTGAAGTGCAATAAACCTTCGATTGATAATACCAGAATCAAGAAAAATTCTTGGCTCTATCATGAAATCGCCTGTGTGATTATTATCTACTTTAATGGCTTCTGACCCAATAGTATAAGTCATTCCTGTTCGTTCAAAAACTTCACGGATATCATTTTCAGTTTTGCCAAGTATAAGATTAATTGGTAATCCCAAAAGACTTGATACAGCTTTATTTACATAGGTATACCTGTGCTCAAGATCCTTTACCCATATCAAATCTGGAACATCATCTATATAAATTCCAAGAGATTTGCGGTGATATCCTTCTGTGGTCATATATGAAGAGACTTCCCTCCAATATAAAACAGTCATAAGAATAAAGAATGATGTGTATAGAGTCTGCTCAACCATACCAAATTTCTCATGCTCAAATAAGAAGCCACCTAACCCTGCTACGAATAATAAAATGTAAACACAGGCTAATTTTAATCTAAACACAGCCGCCCTTCTTATAAAGAATGCTATACCAAGGCCAAATAAAGAAATTATAAGAGCAACTATAGAATACGCATGGTGGATATTTATAGTTCGGGTGAAAATAAGATCATGAATATATTGCATGGGAGTTATTTGTTAAGGAAATTTTTTAGATTATTTGACTCTTTTTCATCTTCTGTTGATACATGTAGGGATTTTCTTTTGGCATATTCTTTTTCAATCATGTCCAATTCTTCATCCAGCTTCTGGTCAGTCATTAAGCTAAATTTAGAAAGCATTGCCTTCTTGGAAATTTTGAGGATCATTTCAGCACATAATCCAGCTGAGCCGCAAAGGAAGAAAGAAACTGCCTCAGAGATTTTGGCCTCGAGGCATAGTTGCCCTACCAGGAATCCTGCGAACCCAGCTAGAAATACTGCAACAATGAATTGGAATACACTGTGCTTATCTGCCATGAGCCAGTTGGCGATGCCTCCAACTATAGACATCATCACAGCAGATATTATAAATTGTAGTTGTTCATTATTGTTAAACATTGAATATTATATTGCATCCGTTAACCAGATTAAGAAAAAGATTAAGTAAAAGAATTACAATATTATTTATACAATGTAATATGTGGTTTATGACAATGAGTATGATTATTTAGCTGAAAAATCATCATTGGTAGGAAGCGGCGGATTGTTTCCCTTTCCAACCATAGTAGTACCATCACAAGTACCAAAACAAGGATCAGCCAAATACTGAGGAAACTCCCAACCTGGATTCTTATAAATGTCAGGCTGGAGAGTTTCCTCCAGCGTGGTTTTCTCTGGTTTGAGTATTTTACTTAAAAGGTCATACAATTCCTTTACTTCATCAATGTCAATTACAATAAGCTGGTCGTCGATATCAATCTCATACGTCGTTTTTATTTTTATTTCTCTGTTTGATTGCATTTTCTCTCCTTTATAAAGGAAAAGGGGCATTATAAAATTTAATATAAGCCCTTTTCTTATTTTATTAGAATGATGTTTGCTGTACAACTCACTTTGAAATGCCTTGCCTCATTCTCATCTTGAGAATTTGCTTTTCAAGTTTACGTCTAATGACATAGAACTCTCTTGGCTCAGCTTTCAATCTTTGCGGCGGTCCAAATTCGTAATCAGTAATCTTTCCTGATTCGGGGAGCAAAGCTTTTATTACCTTGTCCTCATATGATCCATTTCTTTTTTCTACTGCTTGTTGTGGTTCAACTACCTGTATCTCTTCCATCATTGCCTCCTTGCATATTTTATTTTGATTCTCCGATCTAAACCATTGAGCTAACAGAGGAGTTTTCTTTTCTATCTGTAAATCTTCTGCAAAGAAATTGTCCACAGGATGCTGAAATTTCAGACCCTGCAGAAATCTGGTACTTGAATTTTAACTTTGATTGTTTCAATGTATTGATTGCTTCATTGACAACTGGAGATTCAGCAAGCCCTGCTGTGTTCATATCCATATTATATCTGAGGATCCTTAATTCATACTTCCTCATGGTATCACGATCAAAGAAGGCAAGAATTTTTTCTATATCATCTTGTGAATCATTAATGCCATCAAACATGATATAATGGAATATAACATCAATGTCAATATTTTTAATATCATCCAATATTCTTTGTATTGATGAAGAATTGGGCATCAAATATGACCTAACAGTATCATTAATACTATGCAATGATATAAACAATCTAACAGGAGTCCTTGAATCAGGATACTCCATAGCAATTTTATTGTAATTATAGAAAGGATTAAAAGGTATATTGAGGTGAAAGATAGTTTCTTTCAGCATATTAATTGAATTATAAATCCCTGAATTATCCACATTAGGATATGAAGTCCCGATATCAACACCATCAATGCCAGCAATCATTCCTTTACAGTATGCGAACAGAAATACCTTTTTGACAATTTCATTCATATCTGTCTTGGAAGCAAAAGCATCTCCCATACCCATGAATGAAATTTTAAGATATTTCCCTTCTAATTGCTCTGTTGATTTCTTTAGAACTTCTAGGCATGATTTAATTATGGTATTTGTATCTAATTGACAAAAAGGAAATTTCTTGCTCGTCAGATAGCAAAATTTACATTTTTGTGAGCAGCCAGAGGACACAGATATAAACATTACTGCTTTGCTTTTATCCACAATACCTGCAGGACCAATACAAGTATTGACTGTTTTGATCGTTGTTTCAGAGCCATTATTATGGACGTATTTGATTACATCCTTAGTTGCATTTTTATAAATCTCAACTATGTCATATGGCTTTAGTAATTTATTCATTGATGCCCTCGTATGTTGGAAGGGATATCCAGGTTCGAACTGGAACTTGATGATTCAAAGTCATCCGCTCTACCATTGAACTATATCCCAACATGTTTCATTCTATTCCATTATCTTTTTTGAGTTATTTAAATTTGTTTACGGCAGTAATCCCGTCTTGAAACAGAATTACTTTCAGCATTAGAATGGCTGCCAAGATTTGGCATTCCTAGATGGCAGCCATATGAAAATTTTCTGCTTCTTGTATCAGTAATGTCCTTACCACAAGCATCACAAAATTTCTTTATCATGCCCAAGCCTCTTCGCAATTGTGCATAAAAATCCGAACCAAATTCATGTCATCTTTGTAATTAAGCATTGCTTCCCAAAGAAGGCAATCATCAGGATGACAATTTCTGCCTGCTTTAATTAGCGCTGCAAGGTATCGCCTAATTTCTTTTGCTGTATAGATTAGAACAAAATCCTTACCACCGTAATGATATTTCGAGGCTCCTATAACTCCACTGAGATAATTTTTCAGCATTATAGCATCCCATTCATTTGTCATTTCCAACTCCATATCATCCCAGTAAGGAATCTGGAATGCTTTATGAAGCTCAGTAAAATCCCATCCATAATATTTTATTTTTGGGTAACCACTCATTGCATATCCTCTATCATAAATATTTTTTCTTTGGCAATGTAAATGTACATAGGTTCAGAGGAAGCACACTCAATAAGCTCATGCTTCACCTACATAATGTTTTATTCTCATTCTGTATAAGATATTATAACATTAATTTGGATGAATGTCAATCATTTTATTTCTAAAAGCTATAATTCTTTTTGATACTTCTTGAGCATATTTATACGCCATGGCAGGAAAAATATTTCACTTTCAGAGTCTTTTATTCACATAAACCAGAATTAGCTTCTTTGCATTCATTCCATACATTTCCCTAAGTATGAAAGAAGGCGCCATACCTGCAATGCACTGTTGGCATTTTGATAATTGTAAATTACGTCCTTAAAAATTTTCTAAATTTTATTATTCTGTCTCTTAAATCAATATAATGTTTTTTCGGTTTGATAGTAAAGGCCTTCACCTTTAATGTTTTTTTATTTGCGCAAAGAAGAACAAGTTTCTTTATATCAACACCATACATTTCCTTAAGGCAAACACCATACGCTTCTGTTTGAATCCAGTAATCCGTAAGCCACTTTTCATTATGATGACCTATACATTTAAAATCAAATACGCACAATTCATTATCCCAATCAAGAACAGCATCAGTCCTTCCTGCTAATTGAAGAATCTCACTCCAAAGAGGAATTTCAACGGCATGAACCTTAGTAACATGTTCTTTGAGAATTGGGATTGCTCTGTCGAAAAGATACTTTGCTTTCCATTGTACTTTAGGCATCGGTTGTTTTAGGAGATATGCTTCGCCTAACTCATGAAAATTAGTGCCTAAGTGACTTGCTACTCTGGTTTGTTTTGCCGCCTCTTCTTCACCTATTCTTTCTTTCCAATCTTGGAGAAATTCCTTCTCACTGGAATTGCTCAACATTGTGGTAACGCTATAATATGAACCCAACGGTGTTTTATAAATACGACCTATATTATCATAGGTCGTATCACATTCCTGAATTTCAATCATCCGTTTATATATTGTGCTTTATTGACGGGCTCAAATCGTATTGTCCTTACTCCTTGACAGAACGGACAATTTTGATCCTTGCGAGCTGTCTTGATGTCCTCAGGACTAGCTTCGTATTCAGCTCCGCAATTTCCACAAATACCGTGATAAATGAAATCATTCCTATAACCAGGTTTTAACATTTTTAGAGTCATGTATATGCCTTCTTTTTATTTTAGGGATTTACATAATCTTATAATAACAGCGATTGTTATTATAAGTTTGATTGTTATTAGAACCATATTATTTAGGTTATCTTTTATTCTCACATAAATTGTTGCCATTATGGCAGCCATCTTGATGGGTACAATACAAACAATCCGTACAGTCCTGACAATAATCACAATAATCACAACTAATACAATTGATGCAACATTCACAATGTCTACAATATACGCAAGCATTACAATACTCACAATCAAAGCAATCGCTGCAATCATTACAATCATGGCAATTTATCATTGAAGCACTCAGGAGATTAGCCTCTTCTTCACTTAAGGCGCCATTCCATGCATTGTTGTTTTCATCGATCCAACGTCCATTAATCTTTTTCATTTTACTCTCCTCACAGAATTTATTTTTTTCTCTCAATCAATCCTATATAAAGAGTATAACATTATTCTGAGGAACTGTCAAGACTTATTTTTAGAATACCCATTCTTTTCTGAGTAGCCATTAATCTTGAAATTTGCAGCAGTGATTACCTTTTTCCCTTCAGCATGGCAGAATGGACAGAAAGGATGCACAGTAAGATCCTTCCCATCCTCAAACCTGAGGCGAACAAAATCCTCATACGGCTTACTGCATGCAGTGCATTCATATGAATAATACGGCATAAATTCTTCTCCTTAATCCATGAACCCAAGGACATCATTAATCTTTTCTACTTCTTTTTGAACAGCTTCAATATTATCAGCCAAAGTCCTCAATGAAGCTGCAATCATCTTAACACTGTATTCAGAGGTTGTATACTCTGCAAATAAGTCATAATCAGAAGGCAATTTCAATTTGACATAGGATTTTTGTCCATATGTATCTTTATCTTTATTGATCTTCCTGATTATAAGTTCAACATCAGTATCCATTTTGCAAATGTACTCATTGAAATTAGGATTCCTAAGGCATTCTGTTATTTGAGGCTTTTCCATTTTTTGATCTCCATTTATCCACTAAAATATGCTTTATAATAGATCATTTTAGATATAGTATCATAATGTACATCATAATTTACATTATGATGCTTTTTGTATAGTATAATGTACGTTATGAACCTAATGTATCATATGAGAATCAAAACCATGTACTTTGCATATCCGGGTTTTCTTTTTTAATCCGCGTCATGGTTTCTATGAATGAATCATCCATCTTGCTTTTTGGATTAACAATCATTGAAGGAGCAAGATTAGATTTATATTCTCTACAGATGGTATTTTCTTTCTTACATTTAGGACAAGGTTCATTCATGGGCTTCATCCTTTCATCTACTGAAAGCTGCTCCTCGAATTTATGTCCACATCCGCCTTTGTGTTCGTAGCAAAAATAGCTATAGAGTGGCATCACTTATCTCCTTTTACTGCTTTCTTTGGAGCAGGCTTCTGTGTTGATTTTGGTTCTGGTTTACTCTTCTCTTCAGTATCTTTTTCTGGCTCTGTCTTTACTTTAGCCTCTTCAGTTTGAAGAAGTTTCTTTGCTTTGGCTAGCTCTTCCGCATCAACCAAGATTTTAGCCTGCCGAAGAGCCTCGGCGTGTTTTTCTTCCTTCTCCTTCTTTTCTTCTTCTGTCAATTCACCAGCAAACAAATCAGGAAATGCAGCTCTTACTAATTCCTTGGTAATGTTCTTATAAGGCATTTTACCTTTAAAGATACCTTTGAATACTTCTGCTTCAATAGGATGAAGATTAGAGAGTATTTCCATTGCTATTTTTGACATTTGAGCAACAGTTATGTCTGTACGATAAAAGATATACACTCGCCTAGAAACATCGTACAGAGTGCTCGGAGAGATCGAAAAATCATCTCCTGAGTATGCAGGCTTGTATTTAATCGCCTCGATGTCCTGAGCAGTCAATCTTGGTCTTTCTTCTTTGAAAGTAACTTGAAGTATTGTATTCAATGATCGGTCAGAATTAGCTCGCAGAGCTTTAACTCTATCATCAAATGATTCTATTTCATCAATCCCTTCCAAGATTTCAGGAATGTATAGATTCTTTACATTCCCTTGTTTGAATTTTTCGTTAATAATTCTTTGTGTGTCAGCTGCATGTCTATCATATTGATCCATAAATTAAATCCTCTGGTTTACATAAAATTAGAAAGAGGCCCTTTCGGCTCTTCCGTACTTTGGTTTCTAATTCCTTTATAGAAGTCTGTTATTTTTCCTAATAACATTACCATACGTTGACTAGCAAGCCAATTGGCTGTATCATTTTGTGATACTTCTTTGGGTCCTTGTGCGTAATATTTATCAACCGCCGCAAGAGCAAAATCAACAGGAGAAGTCAAATCAACAAGCAATTTATTCCTGTCCCAATTCTTTTTCAATTCAGCAGGAGCGGAATTGAAATCATCTTTGGCATACTCCAAGCACATTGCTATTTTATTCTGCCTAAGAGCTTTCTGCCTTTTAGAAGAATTAACAAAAGCATCATCATCGGAAAGAACATTAGGCACACCGTCACCAGCGCACCCTCCAATGATGTGCATCAATCTTGCTTCTTTAGGATCAGGAATATCGATGAATTTCTTTTTTGATGGATTATACTGCTTGACTTTTGCACTGTGCAATTGATGAAAATCATGATCCTTTGATACAATAACAACAGGTTCTTTTGCCTTAACAGCAAAGGCAGCGATAACATCATCAGCTTCAGTATTAGGAACTGTTATAACATGAAAAGGGAAATGCTTGTCAAATGCCTCTTTCAATTCATCCATAACCCTGAATAACATTTCCCAATCGATGGCACTTTCCTCTGAATCATCTCTTTTGCGATTCGCTTTATAGAAAGGAAATACATCCTTCCTCCATGATCTATGATCACAAATCAATAGATGATTACCATACTCCTTAGCCAAAGCTACATGTATATTCCTGAATGTAGAAATGGCAATGTGCTTGACAATCTGTTCATCAAGAGTAACCTTTTCTCTCATTGCTGAATTGATAATAGCTGAATAAGCTACACCTGAAAAATCCGTACAAATCATTCACTCCTCCTTAAGGATATATTTAACAACTTACAGAGTATAACATCAATCAGCTAATTTGTCAACAGGTATTTTGACTATTTGATCTGCAAATTGGTGAGAACTAAACATTCCTTTTTTGATAGTTATTACTTTACCTTTGATTTTGGTAATTATACCTCTGTTTAGATTACCAATGAGGATGCTCTTGTATACAACTTCATCACCAACATGTAATTCATTACCTAGAAAATCTTTCATTTGATTCGCCTCAATTCAAATAATTTTTTAGCCCACCCGAATGTATACATTAGATGAACAGGCAACATAAGATACGTTCCTGTACATACCATCATTGTATACCAAAATAATCCTGAGAATAAGCCCAACATGGCTCCTATCTTTTGTCTCTTCCTGTTTTCGCTTAGAACAAGAAGAAAAGAAGTACAGCCAAACACACTTATACCAATTTGTGCAACATCAAGCATTATCATTTTATTTGTTTTAGTATTTTAGCAGGATCAACATCATAAGTACCACAAACCACATTGAAGTAACCGTATTTTTCAAGAATTTCGTATTTCCATGCGTAATGGGTGACATAATGGTTATTGACTCTGTAATAGACACCTCGAAAAGTATATACACCATCTTTTTTTGATTTCGCTTTTTCAATGATAAGTGCTTCATTTTCTAATGTCAGTCCGTATTGCATTATGTCACCCCAGAATGTATTTTGTTTCTCAATCAATCTTATATAAAGAGTATAACATTATTCCTTGGGCTTGTCAACAGGTTTTTTCAACTTTCTTGCAGCAGATAATCCAACCAACCCAGCACCAAACAACAGCATGGTAGCTGGCTCAGGTACAGGATTGTTTGGTGGGTTAGGAGGGTCACAAGGTTTACAGCAATCATTATGGTCATTACCACCATGGCCATGTCCGTTTCCTCGTCCATAGGCATAACCTCTGCCATTATTTTCTTTATCATCAAAACTAGACTGGGGATCCTCATGAGGCGTGATACCTGATGTATCAAATGGCAGCCACATGTCTTTATAAGGAGATGCATGATAAGCGACATCATTAGCACAATAAGGAGTAAATCCTACCCTGAACCCATAAGCAAAAATTCCTTTCCCGATAAAATTGTATTCAGCAGAATATCCTTCTGGCTTGCTCCCTGTAACATTGAATTCAACTGGCGAGACATACTCAAGATACAAAGGTTCAATACCATTAGGGTGGCCCTTTCTTCCTACATTAGCGTATGTGTATTCGTACCCAGGAAGAACCTTATAGAGACCATTCTTCATTGTCTCTCCGCCAGTATGAACTATGTAATCCCAGTACCCATCATTTCTCGTATCAATGAACAAGTTATTATAGCTCTTGAACATTGAATTCTTTTTGGTTTCAACAGTGATACGGTTGATCTTACTTCCGTAATTCACAGTAATACTATCAACTTTTGGGTTACCTATCTCATCTTCAGTGTATCTGCTATAACCTTCCCAATTAACAACATCATCCTCAAATTGAACAGTGATAGCCATGCTATTTGAAGCCAACAGTATAAAGGTTGCAGCAATACCTAGTATTATTTTTTTCATTGTGTTTCTCCTTTAAGTGATTCCGAAATACTCTTGATTTTCTCCTTTACTTCCTCAAATGACCAAGGTTTAAAATCATGTGAATCAACACCAACATCAAATGACAATCCCTTCCCTTCCAAGTTACCATGTGAATGACCAAACAAATGCCATGAATTATAATGAGATGCAGGCCATACATTCATTGAATAATGACAGCAAACGATTTGTTTGTAATCAATTGATTTTTGCCATATATGAGAATTCATCTTAGTCCCTTTCAGCCATTGATCATGCGAACCAGGAATGAAGATATGTTTCCCTTTAAGGCGGGTAATATATTTCTCATACACATCCTTATATTTTCGGCTGTATAGAGAAAAATCACCAATATGGACTGTGGTATCATCATGGCCAACAATATTGTTGTGCTCTACAAGCATATATTCGTCCATCTCATCAACATTATTAAATGGACGTTTACAATATTTGAGGATTTTGGCATGTCCATAGTGCTCGTCCGCAGTAAAGTAATACATAATTTATCCTTTATAATATAATTTGGATGAAAATTCCAATTATTAACCCAATCACAAAGCCTTTGACAATTGTCAAAATAAATTTCTGTATTTCATTCATTTCCTTACCCTTACATATTGAGTAAAATAGCAACCGATCCAGCTGAAATTAACACGAAAATAATAAACAATACTATAGAGACTATAAAAGCATCCTTAAGGGCTCCCCAAATACTCTTCTTATTGCAAATACCAACGATAAAAACTATAAATGCGCCGCACAAAACAAATTCCATAATATTCTCCTTAAAAGTTTATCTCTCAATTACTGTATAATATACTATAACATTAATCCCAGTGCTTGTCAATAGATTTAATCATTAACTTGTCTTTTTATTGTAAGCGGCTCAAAATATTCACTGATTTCCTCAAAAGTGAATGTTACGATAGGAACAACAGCAGCAAAACTAGCAACTTCACCAACATCATTGATATTAAAATTTTTATTAAAGCATTCATCAATTAATGAAAAAACAACAGGAACAGACCAAGAAGCAAGGACTCTCCATTTACCTTGTATCTCTTCAGGTAAAAGATAATCAGCAGCAAGATAGCCGCCAATACCAACAGCGGCATGGATTGGCGTGTCTATATTGTGGTCATTAATATAGTCATTCATATTCTGGTAAGCATTATCCGCGTAGGACATGCTCGTAATAAGCAAAAGGAGTAATACCGTTATTATAATTTTCATATTAATAGAATTCCGGGGTTATATTATATTTTTCGTATAATTTTTCTAGAGGCTTAGTCATTTTCATTCTATGTCTACTCTTGACATCTTCCTTCCATGCAGGAATTTTAGTTTTATCCTTATCATCAAGGACTTTTAATAATTTATTGTAATTTGATTTTTTTATTTTTGGTTGGCCAGGTAGTTCAGTAGGGTGGACAATGTCAGTGTTGGGTCTTTCCAGATAATCAGCAAGATTTCTAAGAAAATCAGGAAGACTAATATCAAACTTATCCATCCCGTTCCTTCGCCAGTTGTTGACAATTTTTCCTTCCAGTGCATTAGCATGTCTTTGAATTGCTCCTCGGATTAAGCCAGCCCCATCTTCTCCTATCTTCTGGCTTTTATTTAATCTATGTTGATGGTCGACGACAAAACTTTCAATTGGAAAGTTTTGCTTCAATATAGGGCAGACGCCACTTTGGGCGTCATATAATTCTTGGCGTATTTTGGATAAATCGCCTGACTTTATTTCTTTGTACTCTTCTTTCATTCTATCTTGAGCTCCTATTTAGCCGCTCAAGATGTTATATCTATGTTGCGGTGCTATACTTTATATATAACACCACAACTTACTATTCAAGCCATTCAGGCTCCCATTTCCATTTATCTGGTTTTTCTTTTCCGCAGTATTGCCACATTTCAGGGATAAAACAAACTTTATCACTTTCAGTACACCATTCGCCAAGGTGATCTACTTCATATCCCTGATCCAGAAGATGTGCCATAATCTCCACTGGATTCTTTACTTTTGGTGTGCATGTATTTTCATACAACTCAGCATTATCAAAAACCCATTCATGGACATCCTTACGCTCCAGAAATTCATTCAATGAAAATAAAGTATTAAGACAAACAAATTTTTCACTGTCTTTCCTAAGAAAGATAGTCAACTCACGATCATCAGGATTGTCATAATTCCATACAACTACCACATCGCCTTTTTTCATTTATTTGTCCTCTGTATTATTTAGGTGCATTTATGATGGTTTGAGCAAAATCAATCACATCTTCCAGGGTACTTTCCACTTCATGATAACCAGATGAATGACTCCTCGCCCAAGCCTCAGAAAAGCAAATATCAAACACATTGCGGGAAATATCATACCCGTATTCCTTATAAAGATCATCATTGTACTTGCCTGCCAATCTATCACTTTCCTCGTAATATTTGAATCGATGAGCTTTGAAAGCATCCTCATCGATAACAGACTCAAGAATATATTGAGTGTTGTTATCGACATATCGCTTGACTTCATTAATGTCTGAACCTACAGCACAATAAGGAGTATTAGCAATAAGAAAAATTCTAAGTTCCTCAGCAGTTGCACCTTTAAGAACAACCTCGCCTTTAGAATAAAGATAATATCGGGCGAAATCTGACTTAACAGGGAAATCTATTTGAACCTCATGTTTCTCTGGATCGTAAATCATTTTGTTTCTCCTTCAATTTTTTTGATTATAATTTCTACACCACAATAATCTTTCAGAGCCTTCTCCATTGTCCAAGAACCTATTGCTGCTCCTCGGTTGATTACTGCTTGTATTACAACGCCGATATAATTGGTTCCTGCAGGGACACTGAATGTCTCATACCCGTTAAATTTCAGGGCCATATATTTTGTTTTTGAAATCTTAACCGGTTTGCCCATGTCAGAAAACACCAAATTGGATCCTTGTAATGCGTAATAATCTTTCATTCATTATCTCCGATTTGCCAGAAGAGCATCAATAACTTTTTGATCAAGAACAGCATCAATAACTTCAAGATCCATGTATCTAGCTGCTCTCTCCTGCTCGTTTTGAGGAGCAATCGAACAGACAGATTGATATGCCATTTTCAATTCGTATATGCTCATATTGCTGTAATTTTGATGTCTCATATATGACTCATATATATATATTTGTCTCCTCAGAATTTTGTTTCTCAATTCATCTTATATAAAGAGTATAACATTATTATGAGGATGTGTCAAGAAATTTTTTCAGAGTTTTATTGTTTGGATTTGTGAAATCCTTAATAATTATTTGTTGCGGTAAAAAGTTCCAGCAAAAATAACTTGAACTGAATGTTATTTTTGGTTGATTATTATTGTTTTTCTGTATAAATTCCATCCTATCAATAAACAGCAAGAGTTGCAACTCTTTATCCTTAAATAGAATCTTAGGCGCACTGTCATTGAGCCATGTATTTGTCATTATCAAAGCAAAAGGCTTGTTGAATGATAATGCCCTTTCAAAGTATTTTCTTTTTTTGGTGAAAGGTGGATTTGATACAATCATATCCCATTTATCTGGTTCATATTGGAAAAAATCCTTTCCATCTTCAATGTGCGAATGTATCACTTCATTGGTCTTGGATATTTGCTTTACAAATTCACTTTCTTTTTTATCAAAAGGGCACCAAACAATTTTATTAAGTGGTATGTATTCTAATATTGGCCATACACCGTACGCAGGAGTATAACATTCATCATTATTACCTTTAGAATACAACAAAGTTTTGCTAAAGAATTCTTTTCCCGTAGTCATATATTTCCTTTTTTGTTATCTCGCCTCTTACTCTAGGATCTTTTCTTGATCCAGAAGAAAAATAATTCTTCTTTACTTTAGGAAGGAGAATTGTATACACATCTTCTCCTGATAATTTCCATACTTCCTTAATTTTCCCTACTTCAAATCTAATAAAATAATGATTTTTATAAGGAAGTATTTTTTCATTTACTAGATATTCTTTCTGTTTTTCCCAAGTGGATTGCTTTGACATGCCTGAATATAATCCATGGATATTTTCACAAATTGTTGATTTATATTCACAAGCACCCTCTTCGTCATATCCATCATCACCCGCCAGTGTGTTGGATATTTCATGACCTAGATAGCTGGCTATAAGGATTTCTCTGCTTCTTGCATATGAGAATGGGTCGCCCCAGCCATTTTCCTCACATAAATCATACAATCTTGAATAAATTAATTTGTATTCTTCTTTTGCTTCAATACTCATAATATTCTCCTTAGTAATTTATTTTTCTCTCTCAATCAATCTTATATAAAGAGTATAACATAGGACGAGGGAAGTGTCAATAGAAAAAATCAACACTTCCCTCGTTTTATTTGATTAGATACTCTGGTTTGACCATCTCCCTAATGGTCTCTTGAACCATAGCCTCATAGAAGAATACATAACTTCCTGTCTTAGCTACCCACCACACAGCATACACGACGAATAAGGTAATAGTCGCATACAGCACAACCAAAAGAACCGCTTTAAGATTACCCATTTTGGACTCCATCTAAGATTTTTTGACATTGGAGCAGAAGACAATCCTCATCCTCGACCCCGGTTTCAATAACAAACAACAAAAGAGCTTTCTGTACATCAGAGACTATACGCCCAGGGACTAATTGAAATTCATTGATGATTTGCCCTCCAGAGACTGGAAGCGATTTAACGTCCCTTGGAGAGCTTTCTACTTGAGTAAAACTTTTGATGATTTCTTTGATTTCTGTAATGGTAATAAAAGGTTTCCCAATGTTACCATTATGGTCAGCAATCCTGAGCCTGACAAGATCCCGCCAATTGACGTTGAATTCATCAAGACGCTTCAGCAATTTCCTTTGTGCCCTAGGAGTCAATCCTTTGATAAAGAACATATGACAATTAACTAGTCCACAAATTTTGCTGATTTCTTGATCGGAAAATTTAAGCTCAGCAAGCCTAACCTCAAGAATATCTGAACCAATGTAATGATGATTAGTAAATTGACCTCCTCTATTTTCAGCAATACATTGTTTCCATGCCTCAGGCTTTCCGATGTCATGAAGAAATCCTGCGAGCCTAAGAATAGGATCACTTTTTGGAAGAGAATCACCAACAAGCATGTTGTGTTCCCAAACTGATTCAGGATGATGCTTTCCTCCAGTATGATCTATACTGTCAGCTAATTCAGGAAATACAAAAGGAAGTAAATCCGTTAGACGGAGAGCATCAAAGAAGATACTTGGCTTGTCTGCTTCCATTGCTTTGAGAATTTCAATTCTAATTCTTTCAGGAGCAATTGTTTTTGCCATCTCGCAGCAATCCCAGAAAGCCATCAATGTACTTGTTACAGGGAGAAAATCCAATTTACTAATGAATCTACAAGCCCTTATCATTCTAACAGGGTCTTCAGTGATTCTTTTGCGAGGATCACCAACAAATTTAATGATACCTTTTTCAAGATCATTTGAACCATCAAACGGGTCAATCAGGATTCCTGAAGAAGTAAGAGCCATAGCATTTATTGTTATGCTACGCCTAGAAAGATCCTCTTTGATTGTGTTGCGGAAAGTAACACCTGAAAAATCACCTTCGTCATCATAATTGTCGCTACGAAAAGTAGCAACTTCAATACCATTAACGAGCATGACACCGAAAGATGCACCAACGAAATCTAATCTAAAGCCTTCAAGATCCGAGAAAATCTCTTCAATGTCTTCAGGAGTAGCACTTGTTGCAAGATCAAAATCATGAGGATCAAGTCCAAGAATCATGTCGCGGACAGCTCCTCCAACTAAATATGAACTAAAGCCAGCATCTTCTAATGTATGCCATATTAATTTCACATCTGAAGGAATATTTGACAAATTATGTATTTTAACTGTACTCATAGGAAAGCCTCCTTAATGTTTATCTCTCATTCTTTATAAGATATTATAACATTAAGGAGGCTACTTGTCAACAGTAAAATCAATTTATTTTTATTCTATAGGAATAATTCCTCGAATCTGGGAAATATTGAGAATGAAGGTATCAATTTCCTTACCCTTATACGACACATCAGTAAGTGCAATAAATTGTGAGGTCATGACCCTCAAAACATCAGACAACCTAATATTTTTATTGATGTGAATTGTCCCGGCTAATTGAGAATCGTCCATGAAAATCACCACCACTCTCAATTGTTTGGTCATTGCTTTCTCAGCTACATTATTCGCCATCCTCCTCATCCTCATAATCTAAATTTATATCATCTTCTTCATTAACTATCTCTTCCCCGCAAAATGCGCAAAATCTTGGCTTGTACATTCTTTCTTCCATATCATACATAACCTTAAAATCTGCTTCACAATCTGGACAACTTAAGTTTGCTTTTGTCATTGTTTTTTAATCACAGCGAGAACCTCTTTGGCAATTGGCACAAATGAGACATCCACCTACATGAGTCCAATCTGTACTGCCGCAAAATTGGCACGCCTCTCCTTCTTTACTTTTTTTGTTAAGAAAATCATAGTCAAGTTTGTTCATGTATTTGTTAAGAACACGACTGACTACTGAGCTAAATTCCGTGAGGCCTTCATCCGCTTTTTTCAATTGATCAGTAATAAATGCAGGTCTTACTCCATGCCGTAATGATAATGAAATCATCCTGGTCAGGGCCCTGTAATTAGCATTCATAAAAACGCTAGCCACATCTTTATACTCTACTTCACTTCTGCGAATAGGAACTATCAAAGAATATTTAGCACCCGCCTTTCGGAGTATGCCATCTTTCACTGTTTGAGGCACATACATATCCTCATGACATTCGCCTGCAAATACCTCATAAGGATAGTTATTGTGCATACCAACCAAGGCGATCCATGATTTGCCTTGAACTTTGCAATGATGTATTTCACAGGGCATATCCATCTTTCTTTTAGGCGCGCAGGTAAAAACTATATCCTCAGGCCTTTGTTCACAGTATGATGTTTTCTTTACATCCTTTGATTGAGGAGGATCAAACACAAGAATGCCTTCTCTGGAGCCTTCTCTGTATACTGATACTGCTCGTACACCTTGCAGCCATGCTTCCATGTATATTTCTTCTATTTCTTCAGCAGTTGTTCTTTCAGGTACATTGTAAGTGGTGCTAACAGCAGCATCCACCCATTGATAAATTCTGGACATCATTTTTACTTTTTGAAGAGGATCGATATCATGAGCAGGTTTGAAGGTACCTTTACCAAGATATTCTTCAATGATGCGCAAAACCTCAATTCCTAATTCTCCGCCATTATCAGGAGTAGCTTCGCCTACATTCATAATGAAGGCTAAGTCTTCAGTAGCATCTGCGCCCATAACGTTATTGATATTTTCAAGTAATTCATCCTTAATAAAGCCAGGAAGAATAAAATACCATTCATACTCGCCTTTGGACATTGCTCTTGTCTTTCGCCAATGAGCAGGCATGCAAGGTTCTGCACCAGATGAAATGCAGGCTCGAGGAAAGATCAAACTCAATGATCCAGTAGGTGCAATACTCATAAGAGCAAGGTTTCTTAGAGGTCCTACTAATTTTGGGTTTCCTTCATAGAATTCATCGACAATATTCCTGAAGAATGAACTTCCCATCAAATCTTGATTGGTGAAATTCAATTCTTCATATGCTTTAGCTGGTCCTTTCTCTATTGCTAAAGCTTGAGAAGCTGCAAAGGCATAATAAGCATACCATTTCATGAAGGTATCAATCATGTTAATAGCTTCATCGGAATCATACTGAACACTGGCATTAATGAACCATTGATGTAGATTAGTAAACCCAAGACCAATCTCTCTGGTCAGCTCCATTATTTCTTTCTGCTCAATTACGCCATAACGTTTTTCTTCAATCTCGTATGTAATGGCATTATCAATCATTCTGACCAGGTTAAAAACCTTCTCCTGAAGAAGTGGTTTATATTCTTTCTCACTAATAGGGAACATTCCCATATTAAGCGACCCTAGCATACAACATCCGTACGCAGCTAAAAACTTCTCGCTGCAAGCGTTGGTGCTAACTATCTTAAATCTTTCATCACCAGTTGCAAGATATATTTGATGTATAATGGATCCAGCTCGGGCAGCATCAATAAATTGAACACCTGGTTCAGCATGGTCTCTGGCTTGCTTTGATATCAATGTAAACAGGTCCTTTGCCTTCACTGTCTTTGATATCTTTTCATGCCTTGTCTCAAATTCTAGGTTCCAATCAGCATCATTTGCAACAGCAACCATGAAGTCATCGGTAATCTGGACAGAAATATTAGCATTCTTGATTGAATCAAGATCCGACTTAGAGGTACAAAAGGCCTCAATGTCAGGATGACTAACATTCAAGGAAAGAAGAATAGCAGGTAATCTTCCTTTTTGCCCTACATATTGCCCCATGGAATTGAGGAAGGACATCCATGGGACAGTTCCTGTTGATTCAATAGCAGCATTATTAACCTTTGCCTTGGCAGGCCTCAGAGGCGACATCTCAACACCAAGGCCTTGTCTCTTTGCTGCACAATGCATTGTATCGGACATACACTTCATGATGTCCTTAATTGAATCGCCAAGCAATGGGATTGTGGTACAGTTTGCAAGAGAAACAACTTCAGGACTACCAACGCCTGATATGATAGACCCACCAGGTCTATACCAACCATCCATCATATCATCATACCATGTATTTCGGATAATGGTATGTTCATCCTTACCTAGAATTTCACATACCCGCCGGAATACTTCGCTTACATCTTCAAGCTCTCCTGATTGTTTTGGATGTGCGTATTTGGCATTGAATACATCCAATGCCATTATGTTATTCTTAAAATATTCTTCTGTTTTCAAATTATCCTCTCTTTTTATTATGTTTCTGTCATTGTTTCATTGTCTCTTACTTATATATATATATATATGAAAATTCTCCTA